CTAGTTCTTGCCCGTGCTTGAGCAGTCGCCCGAGCACGATCCGAACGGTCCGGGCGGGGAGTGTTCGCAGTCCGCGGCGACCGGGATCGTACTGTCCTTCGGTCCGGTCCACATCAGCGGGTCTACGGGGAACCCTGCCTGCTCGATCGCGGTCTGTGTGCGCAGGAGCGCGTCAGGGTCGTGGCGGGTGGGGTCGGGCGGCTCCGGAACGTGGTGAACGAAGAGGCCGAGCCGTTCAGCCAGCCGGGCTTTCACCTTGGTGTGGAGGATCAGGGCGTGCCAGCCCTCGTCGACCACGCGCGACGGCTTCAGCCGTGCCTGCGGGTGGTGGGCGCAGGCGGCTTCGAACTTCAGGGCCTCCTCGGTGATGGCTTCGGCGACGTCGAGCGTCATGCCGTGGTTGTTGCGCTGGACGGTTCCGGCGACGGCGGTGAATTCCTCGGTGGTGATGAGGTCCCTCGCGCTGGACACGTTTCGGCTCGCGTGGTCCTGTGTGACAGTCACTTGCCTCTCCCTTCTTCACGGGTGTGTGTTGGTGGCCCGCTCCCACGGCTGGTCTTGGACGGACAGGTGCCGTGGGGGCGGAGTTGTCACCGCTGATGAAGGCCAGCGGAAGTCTGGAAAGTGCGCGGTGCGGGCGCCGGGGCGGGCGCTCATGTCGCGTATTCCGGCACTTGGGTGGGGCGGGTGCTTCCGTCCAGGTAGCCCCAGGACGCCACCAGGTGGACGGCGTGCTCGGTGGTTTCCGCGCGTATGTCGCGCAGGAGACTGCGGTGCGCGGTGCATTGGGAGCCGTAGGGGCGGTGATGTGTGGCGGCGTAGGTCTTTATCGTTCCGCCCCACGCGAGCCACCGGAGCTGGCGTATCTCGTGATCGGCGAGGGGCAGGCGGGGGCGGTCACAGGCGTGCAGGTGACCGGCTCGCTGTGCGGCGTAGATCAGCGCGGGCCTTGTCCGGGCCTGATACCGGCGTCGCAGTGTGGTGGCGTAGAAAATGATCTGGGCCCGGGAGATCATCAGCTCCTGCTGGCAGGAGTAGAGGCTGAGGCCGTGGGCGAGACGATTCAGGAGTAGGGACTCCTCTGGCGCGGGGGCGGGCGCCTGGGGGGCCGGCAGGGCGGTGAGGCGCAGCGTGGTCGCCTGCCCGCCGTTCAGGTGCGTGCCGTCGTCGCGGGTGACGGTGCCGACGATGACGATGCTCTTGCCCGGTTCCAGGGACAGGGCGGATTCCGACACCAGGCTGACGGCGTGCGGGGGGCTCATGGGGTCCTTCGCTGGTTCAGGACGGGCGGTGATCAGTCGCTTTTCGTGGCGTTGTCGAGGGCCGTGATCAGGCGGCGGGTCGTGTCGGCGGTGAGCGCGTGGAGGGCGAGTTCGGGGTCCTCGTGGCGGCAGAAGGGGTGCAGGTCGCCGGTGAGCGGCACCCCGATCGCCGTCTCGCTGACGTCCGCGAGCCGGGCGCAGAGGCTTTCCGCGACGGCGTCTTCGAAGTAGTCGTCTTCGTCCAGAGGGGTCGGGTGCGGGGCCGCTCCCAGGGCGAGGGCGAGGGCGTCGACCTGCGGAATGGTGAGTTCCCCGATGTAGGTCTTCTCCTGCTGTACACGGACTGTGGTGTCGATGCCGTAGGACAGGAGGGCCTGGCGTAGCTCTTCCGCGAGGGCGTTGGCGTGATTGAGGGCGCTGCGGATCAGGGTCTCCAGGAGGGTGGCGTCGGAGTAGCGGAGTCTGTCCAGGACGATCGCGTTGGCCCCCTGGACCGATGCCCGGACGTAGAGGCCGGCCGCGTGCAGGGCCTTCTCCAGGGTCGCTGCGGATTCCGCGGTCTCGGGCCAGGCGGAGTGGGCGGGATCAGGCGTCATCAGAGTCCAATCAAGAAGAGGTGGTGGTGTGGGCTGAGTGGGTGCGCTTGCGTTCAGGTCGTGTGCGTGGGTGGTGGTGTGGAGTCCCAGGCGTTGAGGCTGCTTGCCTCGGTGGGGGTGGCCAGGCGGCAGGAGCTGGCCAGGGCGTCCCACTTGCTGCAAGGGCGGCTGAGGACGAGGCAGGCTCCGTGCACGGCAGCGACGCGTCCCACGCGGGTGCGCTGTTCGTCCACGACGATGTCGCCCTTGACGAATGCGGGCATGGAGACCTCCGGTCATTCAGGGGGTGGCGGGGGGAAGTCGGGCGGCATCCAGCCCGCCTCGGTGTAGAGGGTCAGCGCCGTGGCCAGTTCGATCGCTTCACCGGCGGAGGGGGCGCGGCAGGCGAACGCGGGGCTGGTCCACGGGATGCCGATTCCGCGGCTGAGGAAGAGCCAGTCGCCGTACTGGTGGATGAGGGACCCGGTGCGGCGGGTGATGTGGTCGGTGACGAAGGTGCCTCTGGGGTAGACCGGACCGGTGTTCGTCATCGAGGGCAGTGCCCTTCGTGCCCGAAGAACAACGGGCACGCGCGCTCGCCGTCTTCTGTACCGGGGCAGTCGGGCAGCACGAGCATGAGCACGGACGGGCCCTGCCAGAAGAGCCATACGCCCTGTCCGATGGCGCCGAGGTGGCGCAGCAGGGAGTGGTGCTGACCGGTGTGAGGGGGCCTCATGCAGCCGGTGAAGGCGGCCCCTCCCTCCGCACCCGTACCGCCGCGGAGGGAGAAGGCCGCGCTCACTATCCGGCGCGGAACGTCGGGGACGAGGCCGCAAGGCGCGAGGCCGTCAGGCTGCTGCACCTCGGCGTCGGGCTCGCCCAGGTCGGTCAGGGCCCACGCGAACCTCTCGAACAGATCGGCAGTAAGCCCGGCAGTCATGCCGCCGCCTCGTGGTGCGGATCGTCGGTGCCGGCCACGGGGGCAGCGGTGTGCTGGCGGGCTTGGTGTGCCTCGTAGGCGGCGTGGAAGGCGTCGAGCACCGTGCGGGTGGCTCGGTCGGCGGCCGTCGCTTCCAGGCGGGGGTGGATGGCGGGCCAGTGCCGGGCGAGGTGCTTGTCCCGGATCATCTCTTCGTGGGCCACGGTGTAGAGGGCGGCCCGCGAGATCTGCCGGGTGCGGTACGTGACCGAGAGGAGGTGGACGCGCATCTCGCTGTACACCTCCTGGCCCTCGTGGTCGAGGTCGGCGTCCAGGGTGAAGTCCACGGCGATGTCGAGGCGGAACTTCTCCAGGGCCACCGCGACCCGGGCGCGGTCGTGCCGGATGTTCTGGACGAGGTGCGCGAGGCCCACGCCCGCGACGGCGAACAGCGCGACCGGCAGGGAGGAACGGGCGGCTTTCATGAGGTCTTCTCCTGGGGGTCGGTGACGGGGAGGCAGGCGCAGGCGCAGGCGCAGGCGCTGGGGCGGGTCAGGTATTCGGCGGGGTTTGTGACGCGTCGCCCGGTCTGGAGCGCGGCCCGCAGGGGCTGGAGCCCCCGGCGCAAGGCGCGTGAGACGAGGAATTCGGTGCAAGCGTCCTGGGCCCGGCCGACGAGGGAGCGCAGGTGGCCGACGCGCGCTGCGCGGTGGAGACGGCAGAGCCGCTGGTCATTGCGCATGTAGTTCGAGCGGTACCGGGGAGCCAGGAGAGGTATCTGTGTCCAGCCCATGGTGAGCATCCCTTTCGTGAATTCCGTCGGTGGTTCGCGGGCCCTCCGGCCGCCGCTCTGGCCATGGAGGCGGCGGCCGGAGGGCTGTGGTGCCGGCTGGGCCAGTAGGGGGCCCGACCGTGGCCGGTTGCCGCTGCCTTACGGCAACCGGCTTGCGGCCGTTCGGGGGATTGGCACCCCTCGGGCCGCACCGAGCGTCCTGCTACCAGTCAGGACGGCCCGGGGTTTCTTCGGTTTCAGGACTCCGGCCGACCGGCGATGGTCAGTTCTCTGCCGGGCCCGAGGAGACACACCAGGTCACGGGCTGCGACTGCGATCTCAGGGCTCCGCTGATCGGGGTTCTGCTGAGCCGACCGGGCCCGCCGCAGCGTCTGGCAGACGACGATGCGGCCGGTGTCGAGGTGGTCTTCTGCGTAGGCGACGAGACGGGACAGGTACCTGCTGACGGCGTCCAGCAGCGCGGTGCACTCTCCGTCGGGGTCACCTCGGCGATGGAGGGACAGGGCGCACTCGGCGCTGGTGCGGATCGCGTCCAGCGCGACGGGAGATACCGGGTCGACGTCATCGGCTGCTTCCCATCGGCGCAGGGCCTCGACCAGGCGGATCAGGTCCGCGTCCGAAGTCCGCTCCCGGGCCCATGCGGCGACGTCAGGTCGCTCGTACCCGTCCGGCTGCCGTGCCCGAGCGGCGTGCGGGTCCCGCCGCCGCGTTGCCGCGTGCGCCCCCATCAGACACCTCGCTCACGGACAGCTGTCACCTGGTCCGGGGCCAGTACGTCTACTTCCAGCTCAGCCCAGACGGCCTTGCCCCAGCGTCGGGTATCCGTGCCCCACCGGTCCGCCATCTCGCTCACGATGAGAAGGCCGCGGCCCGACGTGTCCTCCGGAGCCGATTCGCAAGGCTCCGGCTGTTTCTTCGACTTGTCCGAGACCATGATTCGCACCCCGCAGTGCGAGTACCGGGTCACGCTCACGCGGAGGACCCTGCACCCGCTGTGGTTGACCGCGTTGGTGACCAGCTCAGAGGCGACGACCATTGCTCGCCAGGCCAAGTCCTGGTCGAGATTCCACGTGTGCAACACAGCTTTGACCAGCGCGCGAGCGCGACCAGCCGTCTCCTTCTCGCACGGCCACGTCTCGCTGTAGCCAGGAACACCGGTCGCATGGGGGCGAGTCACGGTCATCGTCATGGGGCCATCCCTCCGAGGTGGTGGAACGCCCAGCCCTGACGGGGGTTCAGGGCCGGCACCGGATAGCCCGGTGGCGTCAGGTGGTGAGGCAACGAACCTAGAGCGGCCTGCCGTTGGCCCCCAAGAAGTTTGCGTGAGATTGCAGCAAGTCGATTGACGGGTACACACCGAGCGTCGACTATCGACATGCGCAATCTCGCGCAAGGCGGAGGACGGGAGAGTGACCATGAAGCTACGGTTCCTGGGTAAGAACTCCACCCCCGGAGACAGCCCCACCCTGTATGCCAGTGACCAGGACAGCTACGTCGTCCAGGGCTGGAAAATCTTTGCCCGCGACCTGCTCATGCAGCTTGATGTGCCGGAAGGCCAGACGGCGGTCGAGGTGCCAACCGAGCTGTTCGAGCATCTGACGAAGGACGGTCTCGCGCACGGTGAGATCAAGAAGTTCGAGGACCCGATCATGCTTGTCACCGAGCAGGGAACGTGCGTTGTGCAGGGCCCGGTGATGCGTGATGCCGAGGCCCTGAGTCAGATGCGCTTGCCTGACTACGAGGATTGCATCGAGGTCCCCAAGTCCTCGATCATGGCCCTACTGGAGGAGAACAGTGGACCTGATCACCAGCGCCCAGCGTGACGAGCTGTTCAACAGCTTCGAGCACGACGCGTTCCACCTGGAGCTGAGGGACGACTACGGCTCGCCCGTGGAGGACACCCCGTACGCCCGCTGGCAGCGCGGAGAGCCCGACGACTACACATGGCTCGATCCCTGGATGATGCTCATGAGGCGGGTCGCGGGGGAGGGCAAGACGGTACGTCGAATCCGGGTGGTCACGGAGCCGCACTCCCGATACGTCGGGTGGGAACACTCGCTGACCAAGTTCAACATCGAGGCCGGCGAGGACATCCGTTGGCTGCCCCGGCACCTGCTGCCCGAGGGAATCACCTTCCCCAACAACGGCAACGACTGGTGGCTCTACGACGACCGGCTGCTTGCAGTCGGACACTTCGACCCCGAGGGGCGAGTTCTGGGATCACAGATCATCGAGGAACCCGCCACGGTGGCAGAGTGCATCAGGCTCCGGGATCTGCTGTGGACCTTGGCCATTCCCCACACCGAGTACAAGCCCTGACCTCTCGGTGAGTACGCAAGCGCAAGAGGCACGCGAGGCGCTGGGCGCCCGGCTGCGTGGATTCCGGAAGGACGCGGGATTCACGAGCGGCCGGGCGCTCGCCCGTGAACTGGGCTGGCAAGAGTCGAAAGTCTCACGCCTCGAAAACGGTAAGCAGAACGCCAGCGAGGAGGACATCCGAACCTGGTGCACGGTGACACGGCAGGAAGGTCACATTGGTGACCTGATCGCCACTGTGCGGCACATCGACGAGCTGTGGCTTGAGTGGCGCCGACAACTCGCTACCGGCGCAGAGAAGAGGCAGCAGGCGGCTCTCCCGGTCTATGCCAAGACCAAGGTATTTCGCATCTGGCATCCGACGCTCGTGTGGGGGACGCTCCAGACGCCGGAGTACGCGGCGGAGACTTTCAAGCAGGTCGTCAGCTTCTACCAGATCCCCGACGACGCGGAAGCTGCCACAGCAAAAAGGCTCGAACGGAGCAGGTACCTCTACGAAGGTGACCGGGTTTTCAACGTGCTCCTCGCAGAGCAAGCTCTCTACTCGAACTTCGGTGGCCCGGACGTGATGAAGGGACAGCTCGACCGGCTGCGTTTCGCGATGCACCTCCCAAGGGTCAGCCTGGGGCTCGTACCCCGAGATGCACCACTTGCTATCTGGCCTGGAAACTCATTTTCCATGTTCGATGACAAGCTTGTACTTGTTGAGACTTACTCCGCGGAGTTCTCCGTGACGCAGCCGCGAGAGGTTGATCTGTACGCCAAGGCGTTTGCCCTCTTGCGGCATTCTGCTGTATATGGAGTGGCAGCGCGAGACCTTATATCCCGTGCGATTCAGCATTTTGAGCAAATGGCAACAGATTAAGGAGGCTGTGGAATGGCTGAGAAGTCGAACTGGCGCACCAGCACCTACACGAAGCAGGACAGCTGTGTCGAGGTAGCCGACAATGATCCCGGCAAGGTGATGGTTCGGGACACCAAGGATCGAGGCCGAGCCGTTCTCCACTTCCCACCGGGCTCCTGGTCAGAGTTTGTTGAGTTCAGCAAGCGGTAGGTCGTACGACGTATCATCCGAGCATGGCACAGAAGATCGTCACAATTTTCACCGATGACCTCACGGGCGAAGAGTCGTCGGAAGCATCTACCCACATCATCGCGCTTGACGGTGTGACGTACGAGATCGACCTCGCGCCGGACTCCTACGACCAGTTGTTGGAGGCCGTGGGGCCGTTCCTCAAGGCTGGCCGCCGTGCTCGCGGGGGCAAGGCGCGGGTGGCGAAGGCGGCATCGGCCAACCAGGACACTGCGGCGATTCGCGCATGGGCCAAGGAGAACGGCTACAACGTCAACGACCGTGGCCGGGTCTCCGCGGAGATCCGCGAGGCGTACGCCAAAGCTAATTAATTAATTCACGCGAAGGCTCCCCCGCGCCGTGGGGGAGCCTTCGCCTTTTTCGAGTAGCGGGAGTTTATAGGGCTGTGATGGTCTCCCTATGGCTGCGCGAATCATTGTTCACTCGCCGAGTCCGACCGGTGGACGCAAAGTTCATGCTGATGGGGAGATCCTTGGCGTACGGGATATCAAGGAATTCTTGCGTCGGCTCGGCCTCGACTCTGATGACGTCGATCTCGAAGACACCACGCTGATCGAGTGGAGGGACGGCGGGCCGACGGTGTGGATGTGAGAGCCGCTACTCGGGCGGAACGCTGTCTTCGTACCCGTCGATGTACTCGTGACCGTTGAGGTGGGCGGCGATCTTGCCGACGCCCCGTTCGCAGCGGTACCGGACGGCGCGGTCGGTCACGCCCTGGAGGGCTCCGGAGACGTCGTCGGGCAGGTCGGCGCCGAACCGGCAGACCAGGGCCTGCCGCTCCCCGAGGGAGAGCGGAGCGGTCGCCCAGCCCCGACGGATGTCGGCGAGATGAGCGAAGAGCGTGCTGGCGGTCTTCGGGTCCGCAGCGGCCCTCGGCATGTCGGCGTCGGGTGCGGTGGGGTTCCGGATGCCGTACGCGGACTCCGCGTCCCACACGGCGGGGAGGAGATGCTCGACGAGCCGCCGGTCGTACGTCACAGGCCCGTCCGCTCCGCCGCCTGGGCGGCCTCGTAGGAGACGAGCCCGGACCGGCGCTTGGCCTCGGTCAGCCACCGGTCGCGGAGCCGCTGGGAGAACCAGCGGTGCAGCAGCCCTGGGCCGGCCTCGGCGAGGAGCTGGCGTACGTACGGGGCTCGCTCGGCGGCGATGATGACCGCCTCCTGGTACGCGTCCTCGTACTCCAGGGTCAGGCCGTAGTCGCGGGCAAAGCCCCGCGCGACCGCTTCCGCGACGCTCTTCACCTGGGGGTCGGAGAGGACGCTCCAGTCCGCCTCGACCGGCTGGACAGTGTTGTGGTCATGAAGCTGAAGGGTCACCGGACCACCTCCTTCACCGGCACCTGCCCGTCCTTCGTCACCGCGACAATCAGGCCAGGGGCGCCCGTAGTGCCCTTGGCGTGCCGCCACCACGTCGACTCGGACTCCATGGCTGGGGGCTGGATGAACGTGCGTGGGCCGTCCGTGTCCACGAACTCGTGATGGAGATGCCCGGCGAGCAGCACATCGGCCTGGTGCATCGGCGAGGTCTTGTTGAAAGCCTGGGCTCGCCACCACTCGAAGTGCCGGCCGGGCTTCCACTGGTGGCCGTGTGCGTGGGCGACGGCCGTGCCGGAGCAGTCGACGACGACGGTCAGCTCGTCGGTGTCGGGGACGAAGAACTGGCAATGATCGAACGCCTCGGAGAGCTGGGCGGCGTCCTGCACGGCGATCAACGACTCGGTGTCGTGGGAGTCGTCGTACCGCGTCACCCCTCGGCCGTTGATGCGCACAGCTTCACCGTGGTTGCCCGGCACCGCGGAGAGCGTTACTCGGGCTGCCAGCGGCGCGAACAGCATCAGGGCGTGAAGCATGACTCGGCGTGTAAGCCGGATCTGTTCGGTCAGGGTCAGGGCGGTACGCCACGCGTTCGCCCCGCCCTGCGACTGGAAGCCCTCGACGTGGTCGCCGAGGAACGCCACGTGGATGTGGCCGATGTCGAATCGCTCGCGGTATGTCAGCAGGAGATCGGCCGCGCGGTTCAGACAGTCGATCGTGCGCTTGAGCGTGCCGGCCGGGCCGTCGCCGTCCGCCTTGCCGAACTGCATGTCGCCCAGGGCGACGATGTAGGTGTGGCTGCCCTCGGCCGGTCCGCTGACCGGCCAACGGGGCTCATACACCTCGACGGCGGCCAAGAGATCGTCCATGTCGGGCCGCTCGGGCACGGGGCCCTTGCTGCGGGCGAAGGTGAACCGGGTGCTGATGCCCGTCTCACCGTTGGCCATGGTCCATTCGGAGCTGCGGAAGCCGGTGGCCACCCAGTCGTTCGGGTCGAGGCCCTGGGCGCGGAGGTAGGCGGTTGCCGCGTCCTCGGTCACGTCGTCAACGGGGCCGCGGACGGTCACTTCGGCAGCGTCGCCGTTCACCTCGATCTGACGGGTGAAGTCCCGTTCCGGGTCGGTCTGACGGGTGGGCACGGCGGGCCCGACCGGCTTCGACAGGAGTTCGTCGAGAAGATCGCTCAAGAATTGGTCGCTTCCTGGCGCAGGCGGCGCCGGTACGTGCGGATGGTGGAGGCGGAGACCCGGTGCCCGAAGCGGCCCAGGGTCCAGACCAGGTTTTCCGCCGAGGTGTCCTGGAGGAGGTGCCGCTCGAAGGCTTCGCGCTCGCGGTCGTCGAGCTCTTCCCAGATCGCCTGGAGACGGGGGCCGGGGTTGCCGGGCAAGGTGCGGCTCACGTCGTCGCCTCCCGGTCGATCGCCTCGACGGCCGCGACTGCGAGCGCGGCCAGGTGGACGAGGCCGGACCGCGTGCGCTGGGGGTCCTGGTCGGCGAGGGCGGTGAACACGGCCGTAAGGAGGGTGGAGTCCCAGCCGGGGGAGCCCGCGAGTTCGCGGCCCTGCTCGACGCTCCGCCATCGGGCCGCTTCGCGGACGTGGTGCGCGCGGCCCTTCACGGGATGCCGACCTCCGGCCACGGGCATCCGGCGGTCGCCGACCTGCTTTCGGGCCGCCTTCACTTCGCCGATCACGGCGGTGCTCGGATCGGTCCGGCGGGCCGGCCGCTTGGTGGCTGTCGCCTCGGTCATGCTGCGGCCTCCATCGCGTCGATAAGGGCCTGCTCGCTTCCGGCTATGTAGGTCTCGGTGACATCGCCTCGTTGGAGACGGACCGGCTTCGCCGAGCGCAGCGAGCGGCAGACCTTCGTGGTCAGCTTGCTCCCGGCCTCATCCGGATCGCTCCAGACCCAGACGCGCGAGAACCCGGCGAGCATCCGGCGATGCCGGGCGAACCACATCTCGACGCCGGGCACGGCGACTGAGTGCCAGCCGATCTTCCGGAGAACGATGCGGTCGAGCTCACCCTCGGTGAGGTGGATCTCGTCGCCCGCCGCGTGGATCGAGTCGACCCCGTACATGCGGGGTGGGTCTCCGGCGACGGTGTTGTACTTGCCGTGGCCGTACTCGCGGTGCTGGTGCTTCTGGAGGCAGCGGAACCGGATGGTCAGCGGCTGCCCCTGGGGCCCGAGGTAGGGGATGGCGAGCATCCCTCGGTAGCGTTCGTGGCCGGGCAGCGGGTCGTCAACGACGCCAAGCCGGAACGTATCCACCTCGGCCTTTCCGATGCCGCGATCCAGCAGGTACTGCGCGGCGTCCGCTGTAAGCGCTGCCTGATAGGTGCTCGTTGCCTCCTCCAACATCGCGCGTTGCGAGGGCGAGAGAGGCTGCAAGGGCTCGCGCTCCGACAAAATCGATTCCCTCTTTCTCCATGATCAGCGTGTATGCGTCCCCTCCTCGGCCGCACGAGTGGCACTTCCACAGGCCGCGGTCGATGTTGTAGGAGAAGGACGGGGTGTTGTCCTCGTGCAGCGGGCAGCGCGTCATCCCCATGGCCCGCTGCGAGTTGATGTCGACGCCGTAGTGGTCGAGCACGGCCTCCAGGGCCGGCTTCTCGTGCTCCGGACCGTCGTCATCCATCCGGCGGAGCCTCACGCGACCCTCCGCCCGCGAAAGCTCTCCGCTCCCTGGTCGTAGCCGAGCCCGGTCAGATCCTGCGGTCCTGCCCCGTCGGCGAAGAGATCGCCCAGCTCACGGGCAAGGCGCCTGAGCTCTTCGGTCTCCTCGTGAGTGATCACCGGTCGGCCTCCAGCTCGAAGTACGCCTCGACCGTGGTCAGGACGTACGCTCGGCGCCAGCTCGCGCCTCTGCGCCGCACGATGACCACCGAGTCGACCGCAGCGGGGTCGAGCCCCCGGTGCTGCGCGAAGGAGGCGCGCTCCTTCTCGGCCTCGCCGATGAAGGTCCCCGGCTCGAACCGCGCGTTCTTCGCCTCGACGACCAGGAAGCGGCCGTCACCCCGGCGGATCACGAGGTCTCCCTCGTCGTCCTTGCCGGTGAGGCGGAGGCGCTCGACGTCGAGGCCGGTGCGCCGTAGTTCATCGCGGAGTTCGGCCTCCCAGGAGGCCCCTCGCCGTTTGTTCCTGCGGTTCCTGGCCGCCACGTCTGTCAAGATCTCGCAATCCTCTCTGGTCAAGCGGCCTTCTTCATCGCGTCCAGTGGCGACCACTGCGGCACCGGAGTCCGGGCGAGCGGCGTGAGGCGCTCCACCTTCGAAAAGCGCGTCACCTCGGGATGGCACCGCAGGGTCGCGTACCGCTTCGCGGTCGGATCGCAGGCGCCCATCCGCTGCTTGATCACCGCGGTCTTGAACTCCATCGACGTGGGGTCCAGCGCCACGGACAGCGAGAGTTCCGGCTTTTCCGACAGCCCGCCTTTGACCTGGTCGCGGGACGGTGGTGCCCACGGATCGGACTTCGCCTCCCAGGACTTGTCAGACGCGTGGTGAAGGACGATGACGGTCGCGCCCGTCGCGCGGGCCAGCTCGGTAAGGCCGGACATGACGGCCATCTGCTCCGTGTAGTCCGACTCCGCGTTCTCGAAGTCCATGAGGTTGTCGAAGACGAAGACCTCCGGGTAGGCGTCCCAGAGCTCGACGTATGCCTCCAGCTCTTCGTCGACCGCGCGCCACGTGATCGGGCTGCCGAAGGAGAAGGTGATCCGCGAGCCCCGCAGGGCGTTCACGTACGTCTCGCGGTACCGGTCGCCGGCCGCCATGCCCGCCTCGACCATCTCCGTGGTGTCGCCGGTCGCCATGGAGGCGAGACGGCTGCTCGCGGTGAAGGCGCTCATGTCCGCGCTGAAGTACAGCGTCGGCAAGTTCATCTGAGCCACCCAGAACAGCGCGAAGCCGCTCTTCTGCGTACCGGACCGGCCCGCGATCATCACGACCTCGCCGTGACGCGGGTGGCAGCCGATGGAGTAAAGGTCCGAGAACGCCTCGACGCGGGGGAGCTCACGGCCCGACTCCGAATGAAGAGCCAGGGATCGGCCAGGGGTAAGGATGTGCACTCCAATCGCTGAGGGGGAGGGGGCGGCGCGGGGCCGCCCCCTTCTGCCGGCTGACGTCAGTCGAAGGACGGGGCATCCGCGACAGCCGACTGGACGGCCGCGTCGCGCTGCTCCGCGTAGGCCAGAACCTGCTTGCGGATGCCCATATCGGTGACCTGCCTCCACACCCACGCGGGGTGCGCGCCGGGCTTCGAGGGCGGGACCTGGGCGACCGTGACGAGCACCGCTCCACCGACGACCGTCTCCAGGTCCCGGGCGAGGATGGTCTGTTCGATGCGCTGCCCCTTGGAGACCTCCGGGGCCTGCCGGGTGAGTGCATCGTGCGTCTGGAAGACCGTCACGTCGGCGAGCACGCTGTCCTTCGGCCCGTTGGGGGTGGGCCGCTGCCGGTCGAACTGCTTGACCTCCAGGAGGATTGCGACCGCTTCGGCGTTGTCCTTCGGCTTGAACCAGCCGCCGTTGGCGGTCGGGATGTCCATGAGGTTCAGGGGCACTGATGATCTCCACTCTGTCGGTGAACGGGGTATGCGGGGCGGGCAGGTCCGCGGGCTCTGCGGGAACCGGCCGCGATGGCGACGGCGACGGCCGCGCCGAGGAGCCGGCGGGGCATCACGAGCTGGCCGCCAGAGCACGGCCGCGGGCCTTCCAGGCGCCCATCACGGCGGAGTCGGAGAACCTGGCCTGGTTCTCCGCCCACAGCCTCTTCAGCTCGTCGATGGTGCGGCACGCCTCGATCTGCTCCAGAACCGCGTGCACTTCTGACCGCTCCGCCGAGGACGCCGGGGAGACCGTCTCCGAGGTGCCAGCCTGCGACGGGACGAAGTTCGCGCCGAGGCCGTGAACGATCTGCGAAGCGCCCCGGGCTGTGCGGCTGGCCTCGATGACGAGCTCCGCCAGAGGCACGTTAGTCAAAGTGTCGCAATCGCCCCAAAAGAAAGAGCCGATGGCATCGCGAACGTCCCCCTTCGGGCCGCTGAGGCGGATGGTCGGATCGGCGGCACCCCCGAACGGGATGTCGATCTCGATGGACAGGCCGTCTTCGGCCACTCGGAACCCCTCTCTTGCAGCATCGGGCAGTGCGCCCGCTCCTTGCTAAGATTACGCAATCGTTGCTGGGAGGGCAACCTCGGGTGCGAACCTCCGCAGGGCACCCTTGACGCCCCGCATCGCCCGGACCTCTCCGGCGAGCTTGGCCGCGGCCCAGCCCAGCCGTAGGTCGGCCCAGTACAGGGTGCACTCGCCTGTGCCTGCGGGGAGGTGAACCACGATCCCCCACTCCTGACTCACCGGCGGCAGTGGCGAGTACGCGGACGCGGCATCGTCGGCGGGCACCTCCCTCTTCTTCCAGCGCGCGAACGCCGTCGCGTCGCTGAGATCCGCAGGGAACCTGCTGTGATCGTAGAGCTCGCCCCGGCTGTAAACCGCGAGCTGAGAAGCGATCTTGAGGCTCCCGTACTCCACCGACCCGGTCTTGAGGTCGGCGATGAACAGGCCCTCGATGCGCTCGCCGTCCGGACCGGGGCCGCTGTAGCGGACCATGCGGTCGAACGTCCCTCCGACGCCCAGTTCGGGGACGACGACGAATTTTTCCATCGCCATCACGTCGAAGGCGACCGTGGAGAGCTTGTACGCAGCCATGTCGGCCAGGTCTGCCGGACATGTGCCGGAGGGGAGGGGGGCGCCCTGGTCGACGACCTCCGACAGCGCGTGAAGGTGAGTTCCCTTCTCCCGCTTGGTGTGCCCGCCGGCCAGCCCGACGGCCTGCTCCGCCAAGGAGTTGAGGGCGGCTTTCCCCTCGCGAGACGAAGGATCAAGATCTCGCGTTCGATCCAGCAGCGATGGCTGCGCGGCGGCGCCGACCAGCACCATCCGTTTACCCCATGCGGTCAGGGTCGACTTGTCCTCAATGGCGTCGATGAAGGTCGTGGCCCGGGTCAGGCTGCGAGGCCGGCCGCCGCCCTTGGGGACGACGAGAGGGCGGCCCCACCCGTCACGTGGGACGCCGGGGGCGTGGTGGGGTAGGTCTGTGAGCCGAATCGGCACTCTGGGTGTCGCCTTTCGTCAGATCTTGGCTGCGGGTATCAGGTGGAGGCGGACCGAGCCGTCCTCCAGGAGCTCGGGCTCGCGGTCCTCCTCGTCGGGCAGGATGAGCCCCTGGGATTTCGCGAGGGCCAGCGTTCGGCGCATTTCGCTCGCCCGGTATCCGGGCATTGCCGTGATGTGAAAGTCAAAGTTGCCTTGGTCGACGTGCAGTGCAATCAAAGACGCACGGACTTCATGGCATTCAGCCGCTCCCCCCTCCATTTCGGAGACCTCCCCTTGGCCGTGCAACATGCACCGGCTCCTCTCCACAAACACTTTCGACGACCCCGCTCGTCGAGAACACAGAAACTGAACTCTTGTTCAGAGTTTGGCCTTCCCGTTTGGGCTGGTCAAGCCCACGAAGGGCCCAGTGGAGGAATTCCTACTGACGTGTAGAGGAGAGGAGGGAGTAACTACTCCTGAAGTAGAACAACCCCAGGGGGCGTCATCCCTGGGGCGGAGGTGAGGGGTATTCGTACAGCTCAAGTGGGGGTTGGACCCCTAGGGGGCTGGCTATTCAGCGCTTGCGTGTAGCCTGCTTGGGCTGGCGGATGATGTCGGTGTCGCCGTCCTCGCGGGGGACGTAGTGAAACCCTTCCTCCGTCTCGGGGTCGTAATAAACGACAGCGTTTTCTGCTTCCAGGAATTCCCTCCAGGAAGCGTGACGCTTGACATCTACATCGCGCAGGTCGAACCCTTCGCGCAAGCGCGCCTCAATGCGCAGCATCGCCAAAGGGTAGGCGAACCAGTGCTCTTCCTTCACTGTCCAGGGAATGAGGTCGGTATTCCTTGCGGTGCGCCTCTTCAGTCCCCTTCGGGACCGGAAGGAGGCCCAGAGTGAAGGGGTCGTCTCTATGTTGTACTTCTCTTTGTACTTTTCGACGATCCAGGAGTAGGTTTTCCCCTCCTCAATCCAGCGGATTGCCTCCTGTTCGTCCTGGATCTTGCTCTTGGCGGGCATGTCGTCCCCTTCCAATGCGTGACAACCCCCGATGTAAAGACTCTGGTGGCCCATACAGCCCCTACACTGACACGCGATACTTTGACTCGTCAAGACAATCGAAATGGGGGCCAGGTTGTGCTGGTCAGCGTGCGAGTTTGCGATGTGTGCAAGCGGGTCGGGGTCGAGGCCCGTCGGTACACCGTCACGGAGGAGGAGCGAACGGCCTGCACCGACCGCTGCGCCGACCACGCGGGCGTCCTGGAGGGAATCCTCGAAGCCGAGAAGCCACAGGTAGAAGACGGTAACCACGCCGACCGGGGCGTCTCCGACGCAGAGCTACCGCCAGCCGCTCCGGAGCCGGTCAGGCCCGCGTCGAGGGCCACAGCGAAGAAGGCCGCCGCACCCGCGAAGAAGGCAGCGGCGAAGAAGGCAGCGGCGAAGAAGACGCAATCCCGAGGAGCCCGGGTCAGGACGATCGCCGAGATTGAGCAGTCCAAGAACAAGTAGCGCAATGACGAGAAGGCCCCGCCGACCGGGAGAGGTCGACGGGGCCTTTGTCGCTACTCGATCAGCTCGTCCGTCTGCTCCTCGGACGGGGCGACGACCCCGAGTGCCGTCAGGATCTGGACGATCACCGCGACCTCCGGGCGGTCCGCGCACGCCACGGACAGCACACTGACCACCACGCCGAGCGCGGCCAGCACGGCGCCGACCCGCGAGCGGTAGCGGACGGGGAGCAGGTTCACCAGCGAGACCGGCTTGAAGCCGGGCGTCTGCATCTTGCTCATCGGCGGCCCGCCATCTTCTGAAGGGCGACGAACCCGGACGGCCCGATCCGCGGATCACGGACCAGCCCGATCGACTTGTACTTCGGGTTGCGGTCGTGGAAGCGGGCAACCGCCCCCTGGGTGTTCACCCCGTAGAAGTCGGTGACCGCACCCTTGATCGGGCCGTACCCGGCCTTGATGAGGAGCTGCTGGAGATCCCTCACCTGAGAGTGCCGGCCGCCCGGCTTCACGGCGGACGACAGGGCGGCGATCCGCGACGTCGGCTTGGAGGGGGTCGGCGTCTTCGGGGGCGTGGTGCCCTTGGCGTACGCGAGCACCTTGGCGATGGGGAAGTTGCCCGGGTCGCCGTGCGAGTTCTCCGGTACGTGCTGGTGGCCGAGCCACCCGTAGTACCCCTGCCACGCCCTGGCGCTCAGCCGCTGGCCGCCCGCCGAACCGTACGACTTCGGGTAGGGAAGGAACTTCACCGAGCACTTCAGCGGGATGCCGTGCTCCTTGTCCAGCCACGCGAACAGCTCACCGAGGCCCCGGAGAGCCCAGTCGGGTGCCTCGGGCCAGTAAATGTGCGCGTACCCGGCCTTCGTCCACTTCGCGTGCGTGGACGGGTCGCAGGTGCCCGTCAGCTCGATCTGAAAGGCGTTGAGCGTGTTCGTCTCGGTGCCGCCGCGCAGGTTCACCAGGGCGCGAGCGCTCTTGTCGATGGGGAAGTGCTGGCGGAAGAGGAGCTTCTTCGCCTTGAAGTCCGGCTTGGCGGTGAGGGTCGGGGCCGAGGCGCCGCCGCCGTAGGACGGCCAGTCGGTTCCCTCCGTCGTGTGGATGACGCCGACGTTGGCGTTCATCGTCGCGCCGGGGTAACGCGTCTGGAACCACTGGGACTTGGCGTCGGCCTTCGGGTAGATCTGCGGTCGTGCCACTGAGTGAGGTACTCCTTCGGATATACGAAAGGGCCTCGCCCCGATGTGAGGCAAGGCCCTGCTGTGATTGGTCAGTTCAGGGGAGCGCGCGCTATGTGCTCGTCGAGCCGTTCGGCCACGGCCAGACGCTCGCTCCGCTCGTGCGCGATATCGGTCCGCACGCCGTTGATCTCGTCGCCGTGCCGGCCGAGCGCTTCGTCATGGCGGAGCTGGCCCGCGAGGAGCTGCTCCATTCCGTCGAGGACGCGGTCCACGTCGTCGCGCAGGTTCGTGGTATGGGTGTTCGCGACCTGGTGGCGGGCTTCTTCGGTGTGCTCGCGGACCTCGCCCAGCGCCCGGCCCTGGCGGCGGACGAGCTCCACCAGGACTCCGACCAGGGCGACGGTCACGGCACCGCCTGCGGAGACCAGGGCGACTTGGACGTCCGGCTCCATCACCCGGCCTCCGCCAACCGGGCCTCCAGCGCTTCGATGCGCGCCTGCTGGTCCTGTACAACCGGGAGGAGAGCAACGCCGAGGAGGTCGTAGCGGAGGCCGTCGACCTCGCCGTCCAGGTAGTTCACGAGCCACGGAAGGGTCTTCTCGACTTCTTCCGCGATGAGCCCGACCTCGTCCTTCCGACCGGGCTGGCCGTCCTCCGGCTTCCGGTCGTAGACAACCGGGCGCAGCGCGAGAACGTCATCGGGGGTGACGCCGAAGTCCCGGACGTTCTCCTTGAAGCGGATCGAGGAAGTGTTCCGGCAGAAGCCACCGTCGCCGCGGACCCACACCGCGTAGTACGTGCCGGAGCCGGAGACGCCACGACGATGGGGCTGCTTAGAGCCGTTCGCCCACGCGATCGTGTCTCCGGCCTCCAGGTAGGAGCCGTGCGAGTGAGAACTCGGCGGGAACGTCGAGGGCTTCCCGGAGATCGAGGACCATGTGTGGGAGTGCGTGGCCGGGACGAACGTGGAGGGTTTCCCGGAGATCGTCCCCCAGTCGTGCGTGTGGCTCGACGGAGGGAACGTGCTCGGCTTGCCCGTGACGGCGTCCCAGTCGTGGGAGTGCGCGCTCGGGGTGAACGTCGAGGGTTTCCCGGAGATGTTCGACCAGGTGACCACGGGGGCGAGGTCTGCCCAGGACATCCCATCCCAGTATTCCCACGTCTTCGTGGTGCGGTTCAGACCGAGCTGAGCGACGCGAGGAGCCGACGGCCGGGTGCTCGTCGTCCATGTGCCGATGCGTGATCCGCAGTAGCGTCGCCCGTCGGTCACGGCCTCGGGCGAGATGTGGGTGACGCCTGGGGAGACCCTCACCTCCGCGAGCGACAGCTCGAAGACACCGGTGTCGGTCTGCGTCGGCTCAAGGGCGGCCTCGCCGGGCGCCCCCTTGAGGACGGTGAGGTCGATGCGGTTCGCCGCCGGGTCCAGACGGAGAATGATGCGGTCTCGGCGCTCGGCGCTGTCGGGTGCGGCGATGCTCAGGTTCTCGACAGCTGTGGAGAACACGGCGTGCCCACGCAAGATCGCGAGACCTGGGCGGACGGCGACCGTCATACCGGAGCCGTTCGCGGAGACCTTCAGGTCCGGTCCGTCGGCGGTGCCGACGACTCCCGAGTCCTGGAGCTCCCGGAACAGCCTGCTGTACTGGGATTCGGTCGTGGACTGACCGTCGAAAGGGTAGGAACTTACCGCCACGGAGCGGCTCCTTTCATTACGCGAGGCCGGCCCAGAAGCGGTTGGGGCCGCCCTCGAAGGCGTTGAAGTCGAGCCGCGTCGGCAGGCCCGAAACGGACGAGACGGCCCCGAAGCGATGAACGTTGGTCAGGCCGAGGCGCCCCGGCGGTGCGGAGGCGGCGGAGTCGGCGACGAGGAGCGCGGGGCCATCGACGGGTTTCACCGTGTACCTGAAGAACCAGGCGACGTAGTAGATACCGGGTGACAACGTGACGCTCTCGGTCAGCCGGGCGCCGACGGTCGCACCGCCGACGTTGTGGACGCCGGGAAGCTTCTTCTCCCCGGACATGTCGCCGACCTGGGCCAGGCGCGTGCCCGTGGAGTCGTAGATCCCGGCGTTACTGCCGGAGAGGAGGCCGCCCGCGTATCCGAAGACGTGCCACACGATCTGCGAGACCGTCGTGGTCGTGTGGAGTGGGACGGCCGTGATCCGCAGGGAGCCGGACGAGGGGTAGACGAAGGAGGACATGCCCAGCCCGGGATCGAACGCCCAGGTCTTCAGGCCGAGATCGGCGGGCAGGAAGACATCGGGCGTCCGGGGGGCTGGGGCCACGGTAGGGGGAGACGCTTCCGCGCTCCGTTCAAGGGCGGAGACGCGGCGCTCTGTGCCCTGCGCACGCTTCGCGGTGGCGGTGCCGGGGTCGAGGTTGGCGGGGTCCCCGAGGAGAGCGCCGGTCTTGAACCCGTCGCTCCCAGCCTTGACGACGGTCCCGGTGACCGGTGCCGTCAGTTCGCGGCCACCCGCGATGACGGTCACGCGATCACCGAGGTTCCAGTCCACGCCGAATTCGGCCGCGGAATCCTCAACCGGCACTGCTTGCACCGTGGTTGAGGTGTGCCCCTCGTCCGCCAGGACCTCGTTGCCGGCCTGGGCGAGCTCGTCGAGGTCGTCGGTGTTGCGCTGGTCGACGAACCGCTCGATCCTCCGTCCCCAATCAGCCTCGGCATCCTCGGATGCGTCGCTGGAGACGGGGACGAACGTCCGGCCCTCTTGCTCTCCCTGGCCCGCGACGATGACGCGGGTGGCGCCGGGCGTGGAGACCGAGACGCGCTGGCCCGCGAGGGTGCCCGCGAGGACATCGAGTCGCACCTCCTTGGTGCGGTCAGCGAGCTGGTACGTCTCGAAGACGAGGCTGTCTGCGCGCTGGACGATGCGGAAGCCCAGGTCCGCCACGACCGCGATAGCGGTCAGCAGCTCACCCAGGGTCGGGAACCGCGCAGACTTGCTCACCACCGGCCCTCGTCCTCGGTCCGGCCCCATGACCAGACCCGCCCGGCGTCGGGCGGCCGGTGCCGCCGGTCCGCAATTCGCCGCGACGTAGGCGTGCATCAGCGTCTCGGCCGGTCCCGTCCGCTCGTCGTGTCTGGCTGACTGCGTCGTCACGTCGGGATTCGACGGCTCGGGCCAGGCCAACATGTCGAGCAGAGCCACCGAGTCCGAAACCCCGTCGAAGACGACCGACCCCCGCCGATCCTCCGGAGTGGCCGCGTACTCGAACGAGGTGACCGGCCCGGACATCAGCACGTCGGCGGGGCCGGTGATGATCAGCCCGGCGCCTGGCACTCGCAGAGCTTCGGTGAGCGGGTGCTCGGTGGGCAGGGTGAGTTTCCAGGAGCCGACGTTGTTGAAGGTGTCCTGGACTTCGAGCACGAGATCCTCGGGGCGGACCAGACCGACGCGGGTCAGCTTCTTGTCGCGGACCTCGACGGTGAGGTCATTCAGCTTCAGATCAGATCACCATCCATCGGCGCGGCCTCCACGAGCACACGACCTTGGAGGTCGCGGTGGTGTCGAGGAGACTGACGGTCGAGGTCGAGGTGCCGGGAGGCACGGTCCAGAAACGGGGGGCCGGCGCGAGGTCCGCGTACCGGTTCGCCCCGGCGCCGTCCTTCACCGTTCCGGCTCGAACGTCCACGACGAGCTTCTCCGCCGCTGAGAGCGTGCCGGTCCACCGGAGCGTCTCTCCAGCTGGTGAGGAAACGGTCAGGTCCCGACCGGGCCCGTACACCGTCCACGTGGGGTAGGCGTCGGCGTCACCGGCGTTGTCGAGTTGCACTTCGCCGATTGCCTGGCTGGCCGCGAGGGGCAGCGAGACGAGGGACGAGAGAAACGGCTGACTGCCAGGGTCTCCACCCACGGTCTGAGTGGAGACAGCCCCGGCGGTGAAGTACGGGTCGGGCGCCCGGAAGGTGAGGACGGTTTGCAGATCGTTGCCGCTGGGGAGATCGATGTCCCCGCCGCCCGTGCGGTACACGGGCGTTGTCCAGCGGGCCCCCTCATCGTCGACCAGGACGAGGGAGCACTCCCCGGCCACCGCCCGCGCGAGGCGGGAGACGAGCTGCCGGAGATGCCGCCTGTCCCGGCCCACGATGTCGAGGGGAACGTCGAGGTCCCGAGGGAGAACACGCTGTCCCCGGAACCGGGCGCCGTCCCCCGCACCTTCCAGCCACTGGGCGGACACAGAGGGCAGGCCGAGACCGGTCAACCCGGTCGTGGCCTGGAAACCGACGCCACCAGTCGCGACCCCGTTGAGATCGAGCGTGTCACGCTCGGTTTGCAGTAGGAGCGCAGTCAGCAGTCACTCACCACCCCATCATTCGTGCACGGCCGGTCGCGGCGAACAGCTCCTCCTGGGAGCTGAGCGACGCACCGGGAGCCGCGTAGTAGTTGAGAACCTTGGTCACCGCCCCGGGGGAACCTGCGCCGAGCCCGTGGGCGACGGCGGCCGAGACGGAGCGGGCGGCACCGGCGTAATCCGCCGCGCCGGGCCGGGCCGTGATGGCGTCCACGGCCTTCGCCACGCGGTCGGATTCGCCTTCGATGCCCCGGGCGAAGCCCTGGCCGACGAAAGAGCCGAGGGCGGCGAAGACGCGACTCGGGCTGTGGATGCCGAGGCTCTTCTTGATCGCCGCCACCATGGAGTCGGCGATCTTGAGCATCTGCTTCTCGATGGACGCCTGGTTCGCCTCAAGGCCCTTGACCAGGCCCTCGGCGATGGCGACGCCGTTGGCGTACATCGCGTCCGAGGCCGTCTTCCCCGCCTGCTTGCCGTACTTGGCGAGTTCCTCTTGCAGACGGTTGATCTCGGCGATGCCGTCCTTGCCGGCCGCCGCGATCGACTCGGCCGCAGAGAGGCCAGCCTCCGGCCCAGCACTGGCGATCTGGTCGATCGCCTCCTGATTCAGCCCCTGGGCCTTCAGATCGGCGAGAGCCACGGCGAATCGTTTCGCCTGTTCGACCGCCGTTTGCAGGCCGGTGACGATCCCCTGGAACGAGGAGTCCTCGAACCGGGTCACGTTGCCCGTGTCGACGATCTTGTCCGCCACGCGGGACGCGTAGTCCGCGGCCTCCTCACGGAGTCTGTCGAGCCTGTCGCGGGCCGCTTCGAGCTGCTTCGCCCCGCTGTCCCACTGGGCTGCGAGCTTCAGAAGCTGGGTGCGGTCCTTGTTGATCCGGTCCTTCAGCCCCTTGGAGGCGTTCGTGGGGATCTGCTCGGTGAGGTCGTTGAGCGCCGCCTTGACGCTGTCGAACTCCGACTCCAAGCCCTTGACCAGACCTTGGATGATCAGCCGCCCGGCGTCGTAGAGGAGCACGGCGTCCTTCGGAGCCGGGCCCTTCCAATCGGTCAGCTTGGAAGTCAGCTCGCCGAGCTTGTTCTTCACCGCACCGAACATCGACTTGATGCCGTCGATCAGGCCCCGGATCAGCGCCTTGCCCGCCCCGACGAGAGTCGAACCGAGATTGCTCAGCGCGTCCTTGGCCCGGCCCGGGAGCTGGCGGACGAAACCGATCGACGCGGTGATGCCGGTGGAGATGGCACGCCCGAGGGCGGACATCGCCCTGCTGGCCACGTCCTTGATCGCCGACCAGCCTGCGGAGAACAGGCTGCCGAGACGGGACATCATCGAACTGCCGAGGTTCGCGAGGAACGAGCCGAAGGAACTGAAGCCGGACTTGATCGCGTTCCACGCGGCCTCGCCGAACGCCTTCACGGCCTGCCACCCCGACTTGAACGCCGCGCCGACGGCCTTCAACCCCTTGCCAGCCGCGCCGAGGATGCCGACGCTGAGGAACGTCTTGAAGCCGCCGAGGATGGTGTCCCAGATGCCCTTGACGAAGCTCCAGATGCCGGACCAGAACTGCGACCAGCCCGCCTTCAGCGTCGAGAAGTTGCCGGTGAAAAGGCCCTCGATCAGGCCCCACGCCATCTTCAGGACGCCGACGATGGTGTCCCAGACACCCTTGACGATCTGAACGAGCCCCTCGAAGACGAGCGCGACGCCGTTGACAGCGTCGACCAGGCTGTTGGCCAGCAGCTCGACGATGAACTGGATGACCGGCACCAGCACCGGCATCAGGAAGTCGACGACCTTGAGCAGGGCGTCGAACACCGGCTGGAGCGCTTCGAGCAGCCGCTGAATCGCGTCAGCCAGCGGCGGAAGAACCGCCTGGATGACCTCGCTCAGCATCGGCAACAGCGGCTTGATGACCGCCGTGACGATCTGAAGCGCGACCTGGATGATCGGCTGGAGCGCCGTCAGCACCTGCTGGAGGGCCTCCGACAGGACCGGCAGGATCGGCGCCAGCGCGGACGCCAAGGTCGACACCAGCGGCGCGAGTGCCGAGAAGATCTGAGCGAAGAGCGCCGCGATGATCGGCAGGATCGGAGCGAGCGCGCCCACGAGCTGCCCGATGACGGGCGCCAACGCCGTGACGATCTGCCCGAACGCCTCGGCGATGACCGGCAGGACGCCGCTCAGCGACTGGAAGGCATCGCGCAGCGCCTCGCCGATCACCGGAACGAGCTGCGTCAGGGCCGGTGAGATGGCCTGGATCGCCTGCGTCAGCGCACCGCCGAGCAGCTGAATGAGCGGCGTGATCGACGGCGCCAGCGCCGTGAACGCGTTGGCCAGCGGAACGAGCGCGGCGGCGACCAGCGGGCCGAGCATCGCGGCGAACGTGCCGATCACCGTCATCAGCGCGCCGAGCGCCTGGCCCAGCGGGGCCATCGCCGGGGCGAGGGCCTCGACGGCGGTCTGAATGCCGTCGACCATCGCCTTGACGCCGTCGACCACCGCGGGCTGTGCCAGCGCCGAGGCGACCGCGTCCAAGGCGGTGCCGATGATCTCGCCGACCTGCGGGAGGAGCTCCGCAAGGAGGCTCCCGAACTCGGCGAAGAATCGTTTCACCGCCGGTCCCGACTGGGTGGCGATGGCGCTCATCGCCGTGTGGGCCGCGGCGAAGACGTCGGTCAGGCCAGCCTGGAACCCGGGGCTGTCCACCGTCTCGTGGATCTTGCCGAGCGTGTCGGCCAGCATCCCGAGCGAGGAACCGCCCGCAGCCTCGGCCGCCCTGGCGATGCCGGCGAGGATGCCGCCGACGTTCAGCAGAACTGAGCCGAGGTCCTTGAGGGACTGAATGCCCTCGTCGATCCAGCCCTTGAGCTTGCCGTTCCCCTCGGACGCCGTGAGGAAGTCGGAGAACCGCTGGCTGATGTTGACGAACCACTGCGCCAGGTCGGGCAGGTAGCTCGTGCCGACCTGGCCGAGGACGGCGATGATGTTCGCGAACGCGCTCGTGCCCGCCGTCGCGATGTTGATCGACGACGACAGATCGTTGAACATCTGGGCGAGTGCCGGATCGAGCGCGCCCTGAAGAGACGTGGCGAGACCGCCGAAGAACCCACCGAGCTGCGTGGCGGTCTTGGAGACCCCGGCCGTGAACTCCGGGAGGAGCTCGTCGACCATCGTGCGGATGGGCGCCGCAGCCCTCGCCCAGAAGTTCTCGGAGATCGTGTCCTGGAGCGCCGAGAGCTGAGTCTTGACCTCCGGCAGAACCTTGTTGAAGTCCTTGAACGCGGCGACCGTCGTACCGAGGCCGACCGCCATTCCGCCCAGCAGGCCGGGCAGGAGCAGGGCCGTCGCGCCGATCTGCGCGAGCGAACTGGACAGGGCGGCGAGGTTGCTCGCAGCCGACAGCCCCCAGCCCGCCAGGCCCGCGATGGCCAGGGACAGGCTGCCGATGATCGGCACGCTCTTGTCCAGGTTCTTGAGGGTGTTGCTGAGACGCTCGAAGATCCGGTTCAGCACGCGGGCGCCCGACAGTGCGGCCAGCGCGGTGGCGACCTTCGTCACGGCGGTGCTGTCCAACTTCGGGACGATCGGCACCGTACGCGGGCGCGTGAGCACCTGGAGGCGGGCGGAGATACGGGCCCCGGCCCCGTTGGGGATGTCGAGCTCGACCTTGATCTTCAGCGGACTGAGATCGTCGGCCCAGTCCTTGAGCTTGTGCTTGACGCGCTCGGCGGACTGCTCGTCGAGCTCCAGCTCGACCTTGCCGGTGGCCTTGAGGTCGTCAACCTTGAAGTCGATCTTCTGCGCGTTGGCGCGGTGCTGAAGATCGCGGGCTGCGTTCCGGACGGCGGTGGCCATCCCGGCGGTACTGATCGTGGTGTAGAAGCGGATCTTGCGCGCGTCGAGCTGCCGGTTCCGCTTGTTGATCTTCCGGATCTCCTCGACGAGTTCGCGCGAGAGGCCGGACACGTCGAGCGTCGCGGAGACCTTGATCTTGTCGAGCTGCTGCTCGACACGTTCGAGCTGACGCTCCGCCCGCCTGCGGAAGTCCGCTGTGTCGGGAAGGACCTTGACGGCGACACGACCGATGATCTGCCCTGTTGCCAAGGGCTACCTCCGTTGGAAGTGCTGGTAGAGCGCGGCCACGGAGGTGACCTGCTTGGTGGCCTTCGGCTTCGCCTTGGCCTCCGGGCGGGGGTATGACGGGATTTTCGGGGCCTTTCCCTTGCCGCCCCACTGGCCCGTGGCCCGCGTGTTCTGGTTCACCGCGTCGAAGATGTCGGCGGCCAGGTGGCGATCTGCGCCCCAGCCGAAGTGCTCCCTGCCGCCCGACGCGAGGGCGACGGTCAAGGAGGTGTCGGGCAGCCTCTGCACCAGGGCGAGGACCAACGTGGGCGAGGGCCCGCGACCTGCGATCACTTCGGCGAGGTCCACGCCGAAGTGGTACAGCAGATCCGGGTACAGGCCCTCGCCGTACTCGTCGATCAGGCGGCAGAGGCCGAGGCTTCCCCCACCTGGGTGCCCTTGCCGTACCGGTCGAAGATCTCCGCCAGGACGGCGAGGTCACCGTCCACGGCGTTCAGGAGGTCGTCGGCCGCGGTAGGCCGCTCGGCGACGAGACGGATGGCCTCGGACAGAAGCTCTTCCTGGTCGGCGCCCTCGCCGCCCATACGGTCCTGGAGCTGCGACAGCGCCGTGCGCTTCGCCTTCGGCAGCCGGAGCGGATTGAGGAGGCGAACGGTGTTGTCGCCGAGCTCGATGTCCGTACTGCTATACCGGGCCTCGGCGGCTGCGCGGATGGTGTCGAGGGAGAAAGATGCCATGGTGTGCTGACCTCCAGAAGTTGGGAGCGGACCGAAGGAGAGGCGCCCGGCGCGGCGGGGCCGCGTGCGCTCGCGCCGGGCTGAAGGCGAGGTCAGACGGCGGAGCCGGCCACCCAGTCCGAGCCGTCCCAGTGCGCCTTCGAGCTGTCGCCGAGCACGACGTGCTGGTCGGGGGCCCACGCGCTCGTCGGGGTGGCGATCACGGCACCCAGGGCGGAGAGGTCGACAGGGGCGACAGCTCCGGCCGGCGTGTAGGTGCCGGGCGCCCCTGCGGTGGCACCAGTCGCGACCGTGCCGCCGAGCGGCGTGACGGCGTACGTCCACGAATTGGTGCCGAGCGTCATCGGCTTCACACCGAGCGGCAGGCCGGCGAGACTTTCGGTGTCCGAAATCGACATGTCGTCGTTGCGGTAGATCTCCGCCTTCGGAGCGTAGAACGCAAAGTGATTCTCACCGTCAATGAAAATGGCGAGGAAGGCCGACTGCGTGGGAACCGGGTCGGCAGGAACACCCACCGAACCGTCCGGAAGAATAGGTGCGTTGGCGCCGAAGTAGAGCCGCAGCCCAGCCGTGTCGAACTGCTGAAGCGTGAAAGTCATTGTCTCCGTGCGGGCCGAATACTTCGTCCGGAGACTCTTGTTCTGGAGGGTGCCGATCGTGGTGGCCTCGCCGCCTTCAGAAGTGATGCCGAAGACATCCTCCAAGGAGGTATGGCCGACGTTCTGCCAAGGCGAGGTGGGCACCAGCAGGTCATCGGGCATGGCGGTACCGACCGGAGAAGTCAGGTAGTTGCCGGAGCCGACGACCAGGGTTGCGTTGTCGTTAAGCGCCAAAAAAGAAGTTTCCTTCATGCGGGCATGAAAAAAGGCCCGCGCCCCAGAGGGGCCGGGCCTTTCTCTGCTGTACTTAGTGGGGGAGGGGGTAAGGGCGAGTACGCGGTTTCCGGATCTGGATGTCGTAAACCGACTCGTACCGCCAGATCCCCGTGGGCAGATCGGCGTATTGCACAGGGCCCTGCGCTGTGGCCCAGTCCGGTGCACGGCGAGGCGAGGAGCTCACATCGACACGGGTTATGTGTCCCCGACCTGGGATGACTTGAGGGTTCAGCCAAGCGTTCCGCAAGGTGACGCGCACGGCCTCGGAGAGGATGGCCGCGTCCTCATCACCGTTCGGATCGGAGACCAAGACATTGACCGCCACTCGTGCCGAGTCCGTGAAACGCGTGTCGGCGGCCCATTGCCCAAAAGACGGATCACGGCGTACGAGCACCACGGGAAAAGTCTCGTGCTGGTCGATGAGAGACTTCACCCGAATCCCCGGGAGCCCCTTACGCAGGATGGCCAGCAAGAGGTCTTCGACTGGGGACAGTTCAGCGAGAGCCTTGATGTGCTCTGGTATTCCGGCCATTAGTCGACCTTCACCTTGCCCTTCCGCTTCTTGGACAAGTTCGATGCGGTGGCCAGGATGTAAAGACCATCCATCTCGGGGACGACATCAAGGAATTCATTTCCGTGCTTGTCCCTACGGACAACTACAGATGCCTTGCGGCCATATTCGATCGACAGGGCAGCCTTCTGGCCGCGATCGTCGGAGAGGATGACGTACTTATCGATCTTTCCCTCTTCGATGACGATCTCCGCGTGCCCGTCGGCGCGGTGCTGCTGGAGAATCTCCTCCGCACGCACAGCGATCTCGAAGGTGCGCGCGGCGACCTCCGCCTGTACGGCATCGTTGAGCGCGATGACCTTGGAGAGCTTCCTGCCACCCACGCTGCTGTAGACGGTCGCCATCAGGGCCGCTCCCGCAGGTCGATGCTCCAGTGGCGCGTGCGTCGGTCACCGTGGTGATAGGCGGGCGGGGAGGCGATGTCCCACTCGCGCCCGTTGTATTCCACGCGGGACCACAGGGAGACGTCGTCCACCGCAGCGTCCACGATCATCGTGGTCACGTTGATCTGCTGCTGACCGGGCACCTCCGCCCTGGACGACCGCTGAGGGATGAAGGCAGCCCTCACCTCGATCGGCCCGTCAGGCGAGGGCGTGATCACCGTGTTGCCTCGGTTATCGACGACTTCGACCGTTCGCCAGACGCGCGCCCTCTGACCACGGCGCCGCTGCACGCTCACCACGGGCTCGCCTCGTCGGCGAACAGGGGGAACGGGGCGCCGAGGTAGTCGACGGGGACCGTGGACCGCCCGGAGCGGAGCGTCGTGCCCCACGCCGAGACGGGGACGCTCGTGAGGCCGCGCCTGCGGCCGGCGAGTTCCTCCAGGAGCCGGATCTCCTCGCGCGTGAAGTAGACGCTGCCCGCGTCGCGGCCGTGCGCGTCGGACCAGGTCAGCGTCTCGTCTCCTGCGCGGCTCTGGGTGTAGCCGTTCGGATTGCGCAGGTACCTCGCCGCGGACTTCAGCACGAGCGTCTTCACCAGGCGCGGAACCGCAGCATCCGGCCACTCACGCCCGTAAGTCACCGCAAGGTCGGACGCATCCTCCAACGCGGCCTCGGCTATGCGGAGTTCATCGCTATCGAGCTCCCAGTCCAGGCGACCCTTGAGTTCGTCGAGCGTTGCGTATGCCACGCGTCGACCTCCTTTCGGGCAGGCCGAGCAGGGGCCGGCACACACGGCACCGGCCCCTGCAAGGCGGAGGATCAGGCGTTGGCGGGGTCGCCCTCCGGCTTCGGGCTGGTCGGAGCCCAGACCTTCGCGTCGGAGACACCCGTGATCTTGGCCAGCTCGGAGGCGGCCTCGGGGTACTCCGACTTGCCGTCCAGGGAGAGCTTGATGCCGCGTACGAAGTGCTCCTGCGAGCTGATGACTTCCTTCTCTGCGGCGTCGTCCCAGCCGACGAGAATGTCTGTCACCGACCGGAAGCCGTTGTAGACGTTCACGACCGAGCGGTCCTGGAGGTACATCGAGTCGTAGTCGCGAATCCAGCGCAGCGCGATGCCTTCGAAGCTGGTCGTCGCGCCGTACGGAACGGACTGCGGAACGGCTGGGGCGCCGGAAAGGAAGATGAACCCGCTGGACGCGAAAGCGTACGCGGCGTCGCTCGGAATCGTCTGGTCGACGACGATCCGGAAGCCGAATCGCTCGCCGAGGCTCGCGGTACGCAGCGCGGATTCTGCTTCCGAATCACCGACGTTCTGAGCCAGATTGAGCTTCTCGTCGTTCAGAAGAGCCGACTCGAAGTCGGAGCCGACGAGGAGATAGCGGCCCTCCTTCGGTGCGTGAAACGCGTTGAGGACCCTTCGCGCTTCGATAAGGGCCGACCGAAGGTTCTGCTCGGCGCCGCCGATGGACACCGCGTACTCCTGGCCTGTCAGGGTCTTCACCGCGCGACGCTGGAGTCCGCGGGAGACCGCCTTGACCTGCGGCCGGAGAAGCTTCGACCACTGGTCGATATCGAAATCGTTCTGCTCGTCGGTCAGCTTGACAGCTGAATAGCTATTGCCACCGAAGGAGACAGCGATCTTCCGCTCGCTGTACTCGTCAAACTGAATCGGCTGCGAGCGGTCGTTGCGCCACGCATAGTCGTGGAAGGGGAGGATTCCCTCAACCTTCATGGAGATCGTGTCGTTGTCGGCGCCCTTGAACCTGTCGATCCCCTGCTTTTGGAACAGGTTCGGGACGATCAGCTCCTGTTCGAGCATTCCGACTGCCGTATTGACGAGCTTCTGGGGCTTTACTACCTGGTGCTGGGGTGTGGAAATGGTGGTACCTCTATCTGAGCCCGACTACGGACTGTGGGGGTCTGGTTGCACAGCGGCCTGGGCGAGCGCTATCTTCGCGTCGTGCCTCCCCGCATCTCCTGGGGCACACACCGGCGCTACGTCCTGAGCGCACACGAGTAGAGCAGCAGGAGAGCGCGGCAAGAGCGAGCTGCGTAGGGCATCAGTATTCGGCGATAGGCCGTCTCCTGGTGCGCTACGCGCTGGGGGCGGCCCCGAGTGAAGGGGCGCGGCAATGAGTCCGCAGACACGCAAGAAGCTTTACGTATCAATGGTGTTGCTAACTTCCGCCGTCATTGGACTCAGTGCGGTCGCAATGGCTCTGGCAGCCCGCCGCCCTGTTTGGGAGAGCCTTCGGTACGGAGCGATGGCCTTCGCGGGCGGGTTCGCCATCGTCCTTGCGGTCGTCAAGACGCTGGGGCTCCTTGAGGACGCGGACGGCTAAAACCGCCGGGATCGCCGAGCGAGTGCTCGCGGGTCCATCTCTCCGTCGTCCTCGTCGGACGGATTCAGCCCACCGGCGAGAGCTGCTGGGGCTGTGGGGGCGAGGAGAGATCGCAGGGCCTTCGCGTCGGCCTCCAGCTCTTCGGCGGTGTCACCGCGCAGGCGGGAGGCGAACTCGTCGGGGAGCTCGAACCTCCGGGCGACGGAGCCGACGAGGACGGAGCGCTCCAGCTCGGCGTTCTTCGTCTTCACCTCGGCGAGCGCGGCCTCGAACTCCTCCGGCGACTTCGCTTCGGAGAGCTTCTCCTCGGCGTCGCGGAGACGCGTGCGGTACGAGGCGGCCTCGCCGCGGACCTTGGTCAGCTCCTTGCGCGCCCACTCGGGGAGGGCGCCCTCCGGGTTCTCGCCCGGGGTGTCGGCGGGCTGCTCCTCGCCGCTCGGCTCGGTGGTCTCCCCGGGGGCGGGGGTCTCGGTCGCGGGGGTGTTCTGCTCGGACAGGGTCACGCCTCCTGGGCTGTGCTCGGGGTGGGCCGCGCCTCCTGGGCTGCGGCTCTCTGCTTCTGGCGGATGAAGCGCCGCCAGGCGCTGACAGCGGACTTGCCGCTCAGGCCCTTGGTGACCTTGGGCCACAGGTCCGCGTACTCCCGGGACAACGCGGTCAGCTCCGAGCCCTGGAACTGCTGCCAGTTGAAGATCGGGGCCGCGTAGCAATGGCAGGTGTCGTGGTAGCGGTCGCCGTCCGCGAACGTGGCGGACTCGCGGGACTTGTAGACCGGACCCCGGCTGATCAGCATCGCGCACCAGCCGCACGGCGTTCCCGTACGGGACAGCCGGACGTACCCGAGGGAGCGGCGGTCACGCCGCATGTGGCTCCACGTCGTCGACCGACCGCCGTTCATCGCGACTCGACCGGCGGCGGCAGCCTGCTGGGCGCCCGCCTGGCGGTGAGCCTCGGCACGCTGCTGATCGGCGTTCTTCGCGGTCTGCTCGTCGTCGACCTGAGACAGTCGCCGGTCGAGGTTCTGCGTGCCGAGCGCATCCAGGACTGTGCGGAGTTCCTCCTCCGCCTCCCGCTCGATGCGCTCCTCTTCCTCGCGGAGCCCGTCGAGCTCCTCGACGAGCACCTTCTCCCAGTCGTCGTCTCCGTCGTCGAGCTCTGGACCGTCGTCGACCTTGGGCACCGCCTGGGTGCCCTGACCGGGAGGGCCGGATTCGTCATCACGGGCGGACGGGGCTTCCCCGGACTCGCCGGTCGCGGCCCCGCCCGCCTGTCTGTCGGCGGGAGAGTAGGAGCCGGCCAGTGCGGCGAACTCCCGCCGGAGGTCTCCGAGCGTGACGTGCGTCGGCTCGGGGTGGTACGGGTCGGCGACGGTGCGACCGGTCTGAAGAGCGCGGGCGAGCCGGTAGTAGGCCCGAGCGAGATCACGCGACATCCGCCGCCTCGACATCACCAGCGTGATCGCCCGCCGAAGCCACCCCGACGCCGCGGCCGCGCGCTGCGCGGCCGGCACCTCGTCCCACAAGGACAGGGCCTCGGCCGTGGTCTTCGCGCCGATCTGGCTCAGCGCGGCGTGGAACGCCACTGATGCCCGCTCGGTCTCCGCCCGCCGTGCCACACCAGTCATGCCGCAACCGCCGTGGAGGGGGCCGGGGAATCAGGGGTGGCACGGGTCAGCGCCGTGGCCAACTGGCCGACCGAGTCGTCCTCTTCGGCCTTCTGCTCCCAGTCCTCAAGCTCCGTCTGCGTCACGCCGGGTACCCGTCGCCACAGGCCGCGGGCGGGGATACCGAGCTGCTCGCGGAGCTTGCCGAGAGCGTCTGCGGCCTGGGCGAGGGACCGCGACTCCATGTCGCGCCAGATGACCTCGCCCGCGAAATCCCCTGCCGGGTGACCAGACAGCTCTGCGGCGAGCCGGAACACCCGCTCCCAGCATTCACCGAAAGCGGTCCGGAACTCCGCGATCTTGCGGCTCAGCGCGGTCTCGGCGGCGAGGAGTGCCTCGGCCGAAAGGTTCGCGATCTGCCCGAGGAGGTGGTGAGGTGGGGTCTGGCTGACGGCGGCGAGGTGGCGTATGGACATGTCCACGCTGTCGATGAATCCGCCGAGCGGGGTCTCGTCGAGGCTGCCGAACTTCACGTCCGGGTCCTCCGCGAAAAGGAACCTCTTCGCGTTGTGGTTGATCGGCAGGGGGATGGGGTTGCCCTGCTCGTCGTAGACGACCTCGCCTGTCTCCGGGTCGCGCTGGACGGGGGGCGCCATGCCGGTGGCTGTCCGCACCTTCACCGATGCGTAAGTTTGCGCGACCAAGAGATCAAAAATGGTCTGATTAATTCGATCTTGAAGAGCGATCATCGGCTCGATGACGCCGAGCGTCCGGCCCTCCAGGTCGACGAGCGAGGCGAACCGGGTCACCGGGCACTCCGACGAGCCATGCCGTCGCAGCCGGGCGACCGTGATGCTCTTCTCGTCATCAAGGCCGCGGAAGGTCACGGCGTACTCGTGCGCGGCATCCCACATCCGCGCCTTGCCGCGCCCATCGCCCGCAGGCCAGGCCGTGACCGTCAGTGCCGCGTGCGGGGTGTCGTCGTTCGCCGGGTCCTCGTACAGCGCGGCTGTCCGCAGCGCGGACAGCCCCTTCGTGTGGACCAGCCCGTCCTTGTCGTCCCGCTCGGTGACGGTGAAGGCGTGACCGTACGCCAGCGCGCCTCGGTACACGGCGGCCTGCCGGGCGTCGAGGCGTGACCTCTGCCAGTGCTCCCACTCCGGTGAGGATGTCTCGACCTCGGCGGGCAACCCGTCCTTGGCGCTTCCCGGACGGAACCCGTCGACGTACAGCGCCTGGGCCGGGGTGCCGACCAAGAGGGGCATCCAGTTCGAGACCGCGCGGCGCGCGAGGAGGCGGTATTCGTCGTCGGCCTGCGGTGGCATGTACGGGTCGGCGTGACGACCGTGGAGGTAGTCGTCGATTCTCTTCAGTCGACCGCCGTCCCTGTTCAAAACGGCGAGGAGCTGCCGCGCGAGCGCAGCAGGTGAAACGGGCACAACCAAGAACACACCTTGCTAAGAAATCGCAATCGAGTTAAAGGAAATAGCCCCGGCCGGTCCGCTTGCGGACCTTCTTGCCTCGGGCGCGGAAGTCGACGAGGGCCTCGTGCGCGAGCATCAGCGCGGCGTACGCGTCGACCTTCTTCGGCGACTCGCGGCTCTCCTTGCCGAAGGAGACGCCGTAGTTGGTCGAGCGGCGCATCGCGTTCAGCGTGTGCCGGCGGAGCTTGCGGTCACCGTCGTGCTTCAGCTTGCGATCGAAGATCGACCGCATCAGCCGCTCGTGGGCCATGGTGGAGAGCTTCAGGCTGGAGCGCATGTCCCAGCCGATCGCGTCCTTGCCCGGTGCCTTCACGGCCAGGCCCTCGCCGTACGCGGCGTCCCACTCGGAGATGTAGCTCTCCCACAGGGCCACGTCGGCGTAGAACGCCGTCACGTCGAAGACGCGGAACGCGTCGTGCACGGCGCTGTCGACCTGAGCCCGGGGAACGATCCAGCCGTCACCCTTCGGGCCATCCGGCTTCTCCCACAGGCCCAGGACGAAAGCAGCCATGTCCGAGGTGCGGACGGCCACCAGGCAAGTCGAGTCGTCCGTCTTGCCGCCGTCGAAGCCGAGGGTGATCTCGTCGCCGGGGTCGAGGTGGAGAGACTCGTCGCGCAGGACGTCCCACTCGGCCGGGCCGTAGAGGGCATCCTCGGAGGCGACGATCTGGTTCAGCCACATCCGGCGCGAGCGCGAAGGTGCGATGGTCGTGTCCAGGATGGACTGGAGGATCGTCTCGACCTTCAGCCAGATGGCGTCGCCGCGGATCTTCGGTAGGACGATCCGGATTGCCTCCGGCGTCAGCGGAGTCGCGGGGTGGGCCTCGACGGAGTCGTACATGAAGCCCACGTCGGCCGCACGGCCTTCAAGGATTTTCTCGTACGCCTCACGCATCTTCTCCCCGACGGAATCCTCGCCGGGGAGAAAGGCGTTCGTGATCGCCAGATAGCGCGAGTCCTTTTTCGTCGCGTTACCGTCGATCGTCTCGTACATACGGTCGCCGTTATTGCCACTCACCCAATGGTGCGTTTCGTTGAGCACTGTGAAAGTGACTCGGCCGCCCTCAAGGGCGCGGAACGATGAGGTGACTGCTTCGAGCCTCTGCCGGCCGCCGTTCGCGCGGATCAGTTCGGCCCCAGCCTTGATGCCGTACGTCTCGATGAGTTTGTCTGAGAGCAAAGACGGCATCAGCGTCATCGTGTTGCGCGTCTGATCACGGCTGACGGCCGCGATCTGCACCCACGCCTGCGGGTGCGGGACGCCAACCGGCTGTCCGTCTGGGCCCCAGTGCGAAAAGCGTGAGGGCCCCACGAACTCGACCACGCTTATTACGGCGAGAAGAGGGTCCTTGCTATAAGCCCCAGCCCTTTAGACGCTGCAAAACACCTTTGCGGTAAACGAAACGACCGGCCTCATCGACCGCGTACCACCACAAGACAAAGCGCAGTTGCTCGCTCGTGAAACGCCAGGGGCCGCCGTCCTCGGCCTTGAGGAACTCAGCAGCCCAGCCTGCGATCTGCCATCCGAGGGTGCGCTCGGGGAGCTTCCAGGAACCATCGGCTCCCTTCTGCCACGTCGGGCCGAGGAAGGTCGGTTCAAGGTCGTCGATCTCTTCTGCTGTGAGGGCTGGAATGGGACTCACCTCCCCTCGTCGGTCGGACCGCCGGGAGGGCGGCTCGCCTCACTCGGCGAGCCCCAGCTCCTTCTTGTAGTCGGCGATGGCGAGTACGGCCGCGGACTGCTCCTCGGGCTCAGGCTCGTGAAGTTCGATGCGCACACGGCGCCGGTCGCCCTCGGCGACGAGGAGCCGCTCGAACGCGGAGTAGATGGTCTGGAGCATCTGGCCGCTCCGCTTCCCGGAGTTCTTGTAATAGCTCAGGTCTTCGCAGAGCGAGAAAGCGAAAGCCCAGTCCGAGTTCTGATAGAAGTCCGACTGGCCAGATGATTTGAGGGAATCCCACAGTCGGCGCGCAATCGGATGCCATTCACAATCAGCATCGGGAATCTTTACATCACGCAGGACTCCCTTGGTCACTGACTGGACGTCGGACCCCTTGCGCTCCCGGGGGCGGGCGAGGTCCGCCTCGCGGTTAGGTACGGGGCCGGGCATCGCCCACCTCCTTTCCAGGCTCAGGCCCCCGAGGCATTCACCTCGGGGGCCGGCGCGGCTCAACAGTCATCCGGAGCTCTGCGAGTTCACAGCAGGCCGGGATGCTTCTCGGTTCTGCGGAATTTCCGGCCGTGGCGCCTGCGCGCGGCGGCCTTGGCCGCGGCGCCCTCTCGCGAGGACTTGACCCGGTGATGCCACCCGCAGAGCGATGTCAGGTTGGCCTCTCGATGGTCGTCACCGGGGCGAATATGGTCCACGTCAGACGCTGGCTCGATACACCGCACGCCGTATTGGTCTGCGGCTGTGCAGCGATGGCTGTCGCGCTTCAGGACGCGGCGACGGATTTTCTCCCAATTCACGGGAAGGCGTTCTCTTCGGTTTGATGTCGACCAAGCCAACTCCGCTCCTCCTTAAAGGAATCGCTCAAGGCGAAGGCCAGCGGCGAAAGGCTTCTTCAAGCGGCCCCGAAGGGGCCCAGGAGAAAAGGCGACGGCGAAGAGGATTCGCCCATGGGCCCCTCCGGGGCCCATCAAGCGAGGAGATCAACCCTCTACTTGTATATACGGAGCGAGGGCGCCTTTCAGGAAACAGGTGGAGAGTGACGCCCACCACACAGCAAGGCGACACCTTGGCTGCCTGCTGGCGAGCTGGACACCAAGTCAAAGTATCGCGTAGGTTGCGCAGCACAGAAAAACGACCCCGGGTCGACAGTGCTGGAGACACCTCGCCGGGGTCGACACCGAGAGGAGTTGGCTCTCGATGCGAGTGCATCGTAACCGGCACGAACGTGCCTTCACCGTCATCCCCAACGCCGCCGCCCGGCACGACCGGCTGTCCCTCACCGCCGTCGGCCTCCTCGTGCGGCTGCTGTCCCTGCCGGATGGCGCCTCCGTCACCGTCGAGAAGGTCACCGAGCAGGTGGACGAGGGCAAGATGAGCGTCGCCAAGGCGTTCAAGGCGCTGGAGAAGGCCGGGTACCTCCGCCGCCACCGCACCCAGGACCCGGACACCGGCCGGTGGCGCACCCAGACCCACGTCTCCGACATCCCGATGAACCACATCCCGGCGGTCGGCGACCCGGACACCCGGCCCGTCGGCGATCCCCCCAAGGGGGAAAAGAACCAGGCAAAGAACCTCCTCCCCGAACCCCAGACGAAGGCCGACGGCGACGAGCCGGCCGAGGCCAGCGACCAGGAGGAGGGCATCGAGCACCAGGAGCAGACGACCCCAACCGCTCCGGCTGACGCCGAGACCGGCCGGGCCGCCTCCGTCCTCGCCAAGCTCGGCGAGATCGATCGCCGTCTGGCGCTCGGCGGAGCCGACGTACTCCGCCTCGCCCCGCTCGCCGCCGAGTGGCTCGCCGAAGGACACACCCAGCACAAGGTCATCGACCTCCTGACCGCCCGACTGCCGGAACGCATCGACTCCCCGGCCGCACTGGTCTCCTACCGCCTGAAGTCCCACCGGCCCGCCAAGCCGACGCCGAAGCAGCCCCCGGCCCCGGACACCCGCGCCCGATGCCAGCAGTGCGAAGCGGTCTTCCCCGCGGGCATCTCCGCCACCGTGTGCAAGACGTGCGCCTCCGAAACGCGACTCGACCAGCCCGCCCGGCCTGCCAGCGAGGCGAACAGCCTGATCGCCGCCATCCGCCAGCGCCGCATCAGCGGCACCTTCGCCCCGGGCGCCAAGAGCCGCCTCCTGCCGGTCATGCCGGCCACCGCCTGACAGCAGACGCACAGAGAGCGCACCCCCATGTCTCCGATGCACACCCCCTGGTACGCCCGCTCCGTCGTCACCGGCGGCTGTCCACTCGTCCTCGCCATGGCCCTGGTCATGTCCGTCCCCGGAGAGATCCGCATGGCAGAACTGGCAGGCTGGCACGGCTGGATCACCTGGCTCATGCCGGTGTCGATATCCGTCTACGCCGCGTGCGCCGCCGTCATCTCCGACCTGCGCCGCCGCGCCAAGGCACCCGGCCGCGTCACCGCCACCATCGGCGCCGGTCTCGCCCTCGGCCTGGCACTGTCAGCACAGGTCGTGGCACACCTGATCGACCGGGGCTACATGGCGACGTCCGCCATCCTTGTCGCCGTCGTCTCCGCGGTGCCACCCCTTGTCGTGGCACACATGCTCCACATGGCAGCGACCCCGTCGGCCTCGGTGACCGCCGAGCAGCGGATCACCGAGTTGGAGGAGTCCCTCGCCCTCATGACGGTTGATCTCGGCGAGGCCCTGGACCTCGAAGGCCGCCTTGTCGCGTCGAAGGCGCACGCCATCAAGAACGCCCTCGAAGGGCTGGCCGAAGAAGCCGAGGAGGCGGCGGCCGAAGCTGACGTGTGGGCGGAGGAGTTGATCGGCGGAGTGGCGGCGGCTGGCGTGGCAGAGTCGAAGCCTCGCCGCAGTGCCAAGAAGGCCGTTCCTCTGGCGGTCGTGCAAGAGGCCGTCGCCGCCATGGAGACCGAAGGAGCCACGGTCAGTGGCAAGACGCTGGCCCAACGGCTCGGCTGCTCGGAGCGGTCCGGGTACCGCTACCTCGGAGCCGTGAAGACCGTCTGACCACGCCGGTTGGCGTGTGGTGCCCTGCCACGGGCGCAGGGCACCACACGCGCTAGACCCTGGCGGAGATCCGGTCGATCACGTCCTGGGCGGGCAGTACCTCGCCACGCATCCCGTTCCAGGTGAACTGCCGCCTTCCACGACTGTGCTCGCGGACCCAGGTCAGGTCGGCGGGGTCTGCGGAATCGCGCCGTGCCGAAGGCGTTCGGCGTTGGTGCTCGGAGACGAGGTGGACGAGTGCCGCACGGCGTACCTCGCCATCCGCGAGGTCCCGCTCCGCCAGCAGCTCCCGGCACCCGGCCGCCGTGGCGGGGATGAGCAGGCCAGTGCCCTTCGGGCCCTTGATCCGGACGTGCCAGTCGTAGCGCCGCATGAACTGAAGGCCAAGGCTGACGCGCAGGAGCAAATCCTCTCCGGCATCGGCTGGCGCCCCGGTGAACAGATTCGTGAACCTGGTGCCCGAGCCGCCGTCGGTGCCGTAGTACGCGACTGTTGTCTCGGCGATGCCCTTCTCCTCGTCGGTGACGGCGAGCGTCGCCAGCTCGATGATGTGGCGAGCGGATCGAGGCACGGGGGCAATGGGACGTCGGACGAAGCGCACGCGCCGGACGAGCATCCTCCCGTGGTCTCTCGTGCCCACAGCGTCGCACCGGTGAACCACGGCGACGTTGAGCCGATACTCGACGTCGGCCGGCGTGGCGATGGTGAACACGTCGTCGGACGGATCGTCGCGCTCGGCCTCGCGCCAGTTCAGTGCGGCCTCGTTGCTGGAGGGGATCGCGTCGGTGAAGTGCTCCAGCGGCATCCGGTAGGCACCGAGCCGCTCCACGCCCGTGCCCCAGTCGATCCGCGGGGCTCTGCTGACCTTCTTAAGGTCCAGCAGGCGTAACAACCACTGCGCGTGAGCCTCAACGCTGGCCCTGTCGCCGTTGACCGACACGTGGTGACCCCTTTCCCGGCCGGAAACTCCCTGTGAGCTGTGGCCGTTCACACCGTGTCGGCATTCTTCCGTTCTGTGGTCGCGACGGCCATGGATTCGGCCCTTTCTGGCCGGCAGGGTCCGCGGTCTTGCTGCTCTCCGTGTTGGCCGACGAAGAGAGGGTGTTGGGGCCGAAGCTGGCCGAACTCCCTTGGGGGCGCCGCCGGATGCCGGTATCTGACGAGGCTCGAAGAGCTCCGGTTCCGCAGCACGACTCTTAAAACTTGACCCATGGGGGGCCATACCCGCAAGTTTTAAGAGACAAGTCGGTACAGTGACTGCGGGTGAGCATTCACCCGCCCCGTGGGGCCGCCTCGGCCAGGAGACGGCCCCAGGGCGGACCTTGAACAGGTCCGTCTAGAGGGGTGTCTGTCCGGCTGCGGTCAGTTCAACCAGCCCTTCACGTGAGCCAACCAGTCCGCCAGCAGGCGGCCGGCGAGCGACCCGAGGAAGGCGGTTGAAACCGGCCGCAGCCGGGTCAACCCTCGGAGAACGCGAGCACCCTGCCACGCCGGGCGAGGTAACTGCGCCTTCTCCGCACGGTGCCGTCCCATGCGCAGGTCTCCTTTTCATCGACGGTCGCTGCCCCCTGCGAGACAGCGCTCCGGGCGTTGCTCGACGGGGCAACATCCGGGAGTCTGGGTGGAGAACTGCGCAGTGGCACGAAGGCGCCGCGCCACACGAAGATAACCCAACTCCCTGGTGGGAATGGCGAATACGGTTCCCAACTGGTATTTGGAAATTCCGTTTGGAATCTGCGGTGACTTTGGAACCGTGGCAGGACCCGAGCTGCTAAGACGTGGCGGTCCGGCGAATTTCGTACCGGGGGTCGTACCCCCACCCCGTAGGGCCCGGCCGGGCCTCCGCTACCCTCGCGCGCCGCACACCGACGCGCCCCCCCCCGCACCCCCCAAAGCAGACAACCGGCCCGCGATTGCGAGACTTGCGCTTGGTCGGGGTGCCGTGAGAGTGTTTGACCCGTCGCCAACACCGACCGGCCGCAAGGCGGGTGGGCGGGGCGGCGGGCGGGCAGGTCAACGAGCCAGGCGCTGCGCGCCTTGCTCGAAGCTGGGCCGCCTCAAGGTCAAGCGAATGCGACACTTTGACAATGTCGGGACTCGCCACTTACGGTGGGAACCACGCCGAACCGGGCAACTGAGAACGGGCCGCACGATGCGGTGCCGCCAACTGCTTGGGCTGGCCGTCAAGTTGAAGTGAATGCGAGAACTTGGCAGACCGGGGAAGATCCGCTAGGGTCGGAACCACCGCAAGGCCGACAGGCCGGGCGGAAATGACCATCACGCCAGCATCCGGGCATCGGGTGCCCCACCCCCGAGGGAGCGGGGGGCCGCTCTGCGAAGCGAGCTGTCGCAGGGAGTACGGCAAGGTCAGCGCGAGAAGCGAAGACCGCAGTGCCCGAGCGCTCCGAGTGCGCCGAACTCGGGCCTGGCTGGGTGACTGGCCAGGGGCGGCCGGACCGAGGCCACCCCGAGAGGGGTTGGTACAGAAAGGCACCGCCCGATCCTTGAGAACTCAACAGTGAACGCGAATATTCGCAGCCATCGAGCCACCTGAAATGCCCATGTGGGGCGGGTGGTTGGCATCCTGGAATGCCCGTGTGGGGCGGGATGCCTGGCTGCACTGATCGAAGAGACGTGATGGCGCGAGTGCGCCTGACACTTTCCAGAACGTGAACGTGGATGCACCCGCCGGGCCTTCGGGTCCGGTGGGGTGCTGCGACTCAAGCGCGCTGTTGTGTGCGCTTGGGTGACAGCGCCCCATCAAGAGGTGGGGTGTGCATCGGGGCCGGCCGAGGGGCGACCCCTGTCCGATGGGAGACACATGACTGACACGTTCAAGATGGATTCCGGCGTGAACTTCGCCAAGCAGGCGGACGTGTTGTCCAACCCTGACCTGTGGGAGCAGAACGCCAATTTGAGGAAGCGGCTTTTCGAGGTGGCGTGTGAGCGCGACTCGTTGTCCACTGCTGTGGGCAACGCTTCGGGCATCGTGGGTGATCTGATTTCAGAGAACCGCTTTCTGGGTGATGTGGAGGAATCTCTGGAGAAGGTGACCAGGGGGCTGGCTGCTGATGTGAACACGCTGCGGAGCGAGCTGGACCGTTTCAAGGACCAAGTGCGAGAAGAGCTGTGCGCGGTCTTCGAGGCTGGTGAGATCGACCGCGAGACGGCAGACGAGTTCCTGAAGGTGCTCGACCTGGCCCCGCTTCCACGGAAGTACCGCACCACGGTGACGATCGAGGTGACGCTCGAAGACCTCTGCCGTAATGACGGTGAGCCGATCCGGGCGGAGGATGTTTCCGGGCTCCTTGACCTGAAGGTCCAGGGGAAAGGTGTCACGTTCGACGGGCCGGACTGCCACGTCGAGGTAGGCGCCCACGACACGATCGTGGGTTATTTTTAGCCCTGATTGCGATATCTTAGCTAACTGACAGTCAGTCTCACTAGGAAGTGGGGCGGCCGTTGCAGGCGAAACGCCCCGACCACCGTGGTGCGGGGCGTCGTGCCCGGAGTGGTGTCCGGGACCTGATGAGCCAGCCACTCACCCCGAATGCGAGGACACATGCTGCACCCGTACGACCCCGCGTCGGACGAGACTCTCGCGCAGTACGCCGAGGGCCTCGATGACGACTACGCCGCCTGGCCCACGTGGCACACGGGCAACCCCCTCGACGGGGACCAGCCCACGCACGTCGAGATGTTCACCTGGAACGACAACCGCGCCGGGTGGATCGGCGACAAGTCGAACTTCGAGGTGGCGCGTGACCTGATTCGCTCCGCCGCCGACGAAGGCCGCACCGACACCGTGGTCTCGGACGAGCAGGTCTACGAGTGTGGCGGTGGCTCCTCGGCCTGGGACGTGGCGCAGCTCTACGTCCAGGTCTTCGAGGGTGGCTGCGAGCCGGACTGCCACGGCACCCGCACGTACACCGCCGCGTTCCGCACGGCCGTCGCCCTGGCCGAGTACGTCAAGCACGACTACCCCGTCATCTCCGAGGACGACTATTGCGAGCAGCGCCACGAGCGCTTCACGGCGAACCTCGACGAGGTCCTGGAGGACATCCGGCTGCACTACCCGTTCGACTCGTCCGAAGACCACGATTCCATCCGCGAGTTCGGCCGCGAGTTGTTCTGGGAGCTGGACCAGTGGGAGGACGCGGAGGTGGACTGGGACGACGTCCGGGACGCGTACGACGCCGCTAGACGCGAACATTTCCTCGACCTCGGGCGCACCTTCATGCGCAACGAAATCCCCGGACAGCTCGCCCTCCTGGAGGTGGCCGGTGCGTGAGGACATCACCATCCCCGATATGCGCGGGGTGCCACGTCGGTCCCACCGGACTTGGGACACCTGCTCCAACGGGCTGTCCTACGCCATGCGCTCAGAACCGGTGGCTGCCCGAGAGGTCAGGGGCGGTGACTGGGTCATCGGCCTGGCCGCCAATCCCAGACGAAACAGCTCCGACGCCTGGCGAGTCGGCCAGGTTCTGATCCGAGAGACCCGTGAGGGGAAGACCCAGATCCGCATCGGCTTCTACGGGGAGTGGGTCGCGTGGGAAGGCGATCCCGATACCTCGATCCCCGTCTATCGCCGCTGAATTCCCGTGTGCCGCAAAGGCGAAACCCCTTCGGGGGTCGGGGCGGGGTGGTGCCCGCTTCCTGACGATGCCAGCCAACATCTATAAGAAGAGAGCGACATGAAGAAAGACGCCTTGAGGCTCAGTGCCGAAACCTTCGAGCTGAACTGCGTCAAGCTCGTGAAGATATACGGCGAAGGTATCGACCGTGCGCTCCGGATCGATATCGAGTACCACGAGAACCGGATAGCGCAGTTGAAAACAGCTCACAGGAAGTACGTCGAGGGGCACAATGCTTCCCTGACGGGCCTGCTGCACACAGTGACGGAAATAAAGGTCGAAGCCGGTGCTCTACGCACTGCTCGCCTTTCCCTTCGGGGGGTCAGAAAGGTCGGGGCCAATTCGCTCAAGGCGCAGGCACTCGTGTTCGTAGTGGACCACGCCGACCGGGTACACGGTGCCCTCGTCCGCCAGGAGGCACGCGACCGAGCTGCTCTAGACCAAGCGAGGCGGGAGCTCTGCGACGCCTCTGGTCCTGCCCACGAATACCTACTCGCCTATACCGATTTCCTCCGCCGCCAGATGGAAGACATTGCGGACGCGGGCTTCTGGATTAAAGGGCTTCACGAGGCCGAGGTGATTCCTCAGTCCGAGGGCTGACCCACGGCGAAACCCCTTCGGGGGTCGGGGCGGGGTGGTGCCCGCTTCCTGAAGACGCCAGCCGCATCACAAGATCCAGAGGTACACATGCACAGCGACCAGCAGAACCATCCGATGCTCGCCAAGGTCCGCGCGATCCTGGCCAAGGCGGAAGACCCGGCCGCATCACCGGAGGAGTCCCAGGCGTACTTCGCCAAGGCCGCCGATCTCATGTCGAAGTACGGCATCGAGCGAGCCATGATCGCCGAGTCCCTGCCGGAGACCGACAAGCCCACGAAGCGTGTCGTGATCGAGAGCGGTTCCTACCTGCTCGACCGCGTGAACCTGCTGATGTCGGTCGTCGATGCGCTCGGCGGCCAGTCCGTTCGGTGGCGGTCCTACGACTGGGACTCCGGCAAGTACGTACAGAAGGTCGAGATACACGGCTACGAGTCCGTGCTCGACCGAGCGGAGATGCTCTACACCTCCCTCCTGCTCCAGGCGTTCAACGGCATGAAGAAGGGCCGTCCCCTGCCGGGCGAGTCGACGACCGCCTACCGCAAGACATGGCTCGCCGGATTCCGCTCCGCCGTTACCGAACGCCTCGGCGTCGCCGAGCGGGCCGCCGTTGACGAGGCGGACCGACAGCTCGGCGGTAAGGCCGAGCTGGTACTCGCCAAGCGCGAGGACACCATCCGGGCCATCTTCAAGGCCGCACACCCGAAGATCCGCTCCGCGCCGAAGCGCCGCCTGACCGGCTCCGGCTGGCATGAGGGCGTCACAGCGGGCGAGCGCGCCGACCTCGGCACGAACCCCCGTGTCGACTCAAGCCGGCGTCAGAGCCTGTCCGCATAACTCCAATCGGCCGCCTCGCCCCGTCACGGGGCGGGCGGCCCCGTACCCGAAAGACGACATGGACAACAACAAGGCGACTGCCCGAATGATCAAGGTCACCCGCGAGGTCAGCGAGCGGCGTGAGGACTACTACGACCCGTCCACCGGCGAATGGCACACCACACGCAGGGACACCCATCTCTCCGAACAGGTTGTCTACGCCCCGCTCAATGAGCCGACGCCTGGCGAGGAGCTGCACCACCCCTCCGTAGAAGAGCCTCCGACTGCCGAGGAGCTGGCGAAGGAGCTGGGGGTGGACTGGTGACTTGGCCTTACGACCTCTACATCTGCGACACCGAGCACGAGAACCTCGAAGACCACGGTGACGCCTGCGACGTCTGGCGGCACGGCGGCACCTGGTTCGACTACGGCTTCCGGCACGCCTTTCGGGCTGCTGCCCGGCAGACGCACGCCTACGTGCGATCAACCAGCCCGCACACGGAGTACAAGGCCGTGGTGTTCAAACACATCAAGGGCGGCGGCCAGTGCGAGCAGTGCGGCCCAGCGACCGGGCGACGCGGACCGTGGACCCGCTCTCTCGCTTTCGAACAGTTCCTCTGCGCCGAGTGCGCCCGGGGTCTCCAAGCGGCCTCCGACGGCATCAGCAAGGCCATGGGCGTCACCCGCTGGCGCAGCGTCCGCCCGGTCATCGAAGACGCCGAGCTCTGACCGAACACCAGGCGAAACCCCCGAGAGGGGGTCGCGGGGCAGTGGTGTGCCCCGCCTGATGAGCCAGCCCACATCGACAGTGAGGAACACATGATCACCCTGGGATACCTGGACACGCCCCGCGTGTGGATCGGGTGCCTGGCCTGCTACAACGCGGGCCGCCTAGTCGGCGACTGGTACGAGGCCGACGCCGCCGACCTGGTGTCCGGCGGCGACCTCCATGGCCGTCCGACCGACCATGACGAGCTGTGGGTCATGGATCACGAGAACTTCCTCGGCGCGATCGTGGGGGAGTGCTCCCCGCATCACGCCGCGAAGATCGCCAAGACTCTGCGCGAGATCCTGCCGTACGAACACGGCCCCTTCGCCGCATGGTTCAGCGAGTACGGCGACAGCGGAGACGACCTGGCCGAGGACCTCGAACGCTTCCGGGACGAGTTCCGGGGCCAGCACGACAGCGAGGCCGACTTCGCCCGCGTGTGCGCCGAAGAGGTCCTCATTGGCGAGGAACAACAGCTCCTGGCCCGCTGGCCGTTCAACGGGATCGACTGGGACCGCGCTGCCGTGGAGCTGTTTTCCGGCGCCTACTGCTCGATCGACGCGCCTGGAGGCGGTGTCTATGTCTTCGACATCGGCTGACCTCGAAACCGCGGCCGGGCTGTACGCCCACGCCTGCGTGGAGTGCGGCTACGTGCCCGAGTTCCTCGACGAAGACCTGACCTGCGCGGCGTGCCGCGTCCGAATCCACCTGGGAGCCACCGTCATGAAGAAGACCATCAAGTTCACGGTCGAAGAGATCACGCACGGAGACATCGAGATCGAGATCGACGTACCCGAGGAGTTCCTCGACGAGGACGGAGAGGTCTCCGACGACGATGCCCTCCGGGACTTCCTGGAGGACAACGAGGACGAGTGGTACGAGCTCGCCCCGGCCTTCTACGAGATCCAGGCGAAGGAAGTCGTCGAGGTCGTCGACACCTACTGAGGCACAAGCGCCCAACCCCTGCCAGGTGAAGTGGTGGGGGTCGGGCGCCCGGCGAAACCCGCTGGAGCGCGGGTCGCGGAGGAGTGGTGTCCTCCGCCTGATGATGCCAGCCAGCATCGCTTCCAAGGATACGCACGATGAGCGCTACTCATGGCGCCGTGGGCTTCAACGCCTCGGACGCCCGGTTCTTCGCGAACCACACCTATCACGTTGCCGTCACTTGGGGCGGAGGCCGAGCCGCCGCCCACATCCGACAGGCACAGCCGACCATCCACTTCTCGCATGAGATGAAGTGGTCCCGAAGCCCCGAAGACGTTGACCCGAACGCCCTTCTTGACGAGGTGCTCCAGCACGCCCAACTCGCGGGCCGGATGGAAGCTGCTGATCACCTCGCTGTCCAGGAGCTGAGGAACCAGCACGAACCGCTCGACTGGTTCTCGCCTGCTGCCATGCCGGCCGCGGACCGTACCCGGTACGACCTGATGGGGGGCACCGCGTGAACGGCCGCTCTCACCTGGGCTGCCCCCGGTGCCGCATATCCCTGTCCATCCGGCTCAGCGTCCGCGAGTGGGCCGTCTGTGGACTCTGCGAATACGGCGGGCTCTGGAGCGAGTTCATGATCTGCGACTGCTCCGGCTACGACTGCCTGTTCGACGACGAAGACGCATGATGCCCGCCGCACCGATACGCCTCGACACGGCCGGAGCCCTCGGGACCCCCGACGTGCTGGACCTCGGCGGCATGTCGACCGAGGAACTGGAGGAACTTGCGGCTCCCTGGCCTGTGCACTGGCTCTTCCCTCCTGAGCCAGAAGACCCTGATCGAGTAATCAACCTCTTTGCTGGTCCCGGTGGTTGGGATGCGGGGGTGCGCGACGTACTCCAACATGACCTTGACACGGTTGGCGTCGAAGTCCATAAGGACGCGTCGGCCACCGCTCGTGCAGCGGGGTTCAAACGCATCGTCGCCGATGTCCGGGCCCTTGACCCGAAGCATCCGGCCCTCCGCTGGGTGCGCGGGCTGCTTGTCTCGGCTCCGTGCCAGTGCTGGACCCCGGCCGGGAAGAGGGCCGGGCAGGACCCGGAGAACCAGGATCTTCTCCTGGACGTGTTCAGCATGGCCTTCGAGGCGACCTTCGGGCACTGGCACGACTCCCGCCCTTGCGAGTGGGAGGGCGATTGCCTGGTCTGCGACGACCCGGAGTGGGACGGACACGCCGGATTCACGGGGCCCCTGCTCTCCTTGGACGAGGTGAGGGCACCGATAGCCGAGATGACCGACGCACGGATCGGCCTGCTCGCCGAGGTGCTCATCTGGTCCCTGACCCTCACCGCGCGGTGGGACAACCTCCGTTGGCTGGCCATGGAGCAGAGCGCGGCCCTGCCGGAGGCCGTCCTCGACGGCATCCGCGAGGAACTGTGGTCGGCGGACTGGTGCAGCGCCGAGTGCCGCGTCCTGGACGCTGTCGACTACGGACTTGCCAGCCGCAGGAAGCGCGTCTTCCTCATGGCCGCCCGGCACTCCTACGTCTACATGGGCTCCCTGAGCCCGAAGGAGCCGATCGCGACCACGACGGCCGCTGAGGCCCTCGGCTGGCCGACTGGCGTTCGTGTCAACACGCGGGGCGTTCGCAAGACGGCGGGCGGCAACTGCTGGAGCGCGGATAGACCCGCGACCGGCATCACCAGCAAGATCCGCGGTTGGTACTGGGAGCACGACAAGGAACGGCGGTTCAGCCTCGACGAGGCCGCGCTCCTGGTCGGTTTCCCGTCCGGCTACCCGTGGACCGGCTCCCGTTCCTCCTGCACGCAGCAGATCGGCGACGTCGTCGCCCCGCCTATGAGCTGCGTCGTCGTCGGCTCCCTCCTCATGAAGCCGTGGGAGTCGAAGCTCCGAGCCCACCTCAGCACCATCTACGGCCGCCCGGCCGATCACACATCACCGAAGGAGAAGCACATGAACACCACCGGCATCACCGAGGTGGACACCGAGTACGGGAAGGTCGCGGTTCGCCGCGTGTCGAGCGAAGGAGTTCCCGAGCGCGAGCGCACGTGGACCACGTCCTACGAGATCACCGGCCCGCGCATGACCGGTCTGGTCCATGTCCAGCCGCAGTTCACCAACGACGAGAACAAGGACTTCGAGCTCCTGCCGAGCGAGGTCAACCTCTTCGCCAGCTCCGGAAGATACTCGAACCGGACGGCCCACCTGACCATCAACGGCATCGAGCTGGAGGAGACGAAGCTCTTCTACATCACAAAGCCGGAGGACGCGGAACGGTTCCGCGTCCGCAGGAAGACCGACGACTGGCGCCGCTCGGAGATGTCCGACGCAGGCACCCAGCGGACGCGAGCCGCCCTCCGCGCGGTGCTCGAAGCCCACTACGCCGACGAGCTCCACATGTACGACCAGGCCGTCACGTACGCGGAAGCACACAACCCGAGCCGTAAGACGAGGACGCTCCGCGCCATCGAGGAGAAGATCGCCGAGGCCGAGAAGCTGGAACGGGCGATCGAGGAACTCCGCGAACAGCTCGGCACCCTCGGCGACCTGGAGATACTCGCCCCCGCCCAGCGGCCGGCCGCCCCCGCACCCGTCGAACCGGAGGAGCCTGCCCCTGCGGTCAAGCCGCTGGCAGCAGCCAGCCCCGGAGCAGTGCCCATCGCAGAACTCCGGAGCGGGGAGCAGGTACGGGCGACCGGCAACAACACCCTCGGCCGCACGGTCACCCGGACCGGCGTGCTCTTGGTGGAGCCCAAGCAAGTCACTGTTCAGGACTCGGGGCGGCGTGTAACGAAGTGGCGCCTCTACATCGACGAGCCCGGCGCCGAACCCACCCGCTCGAACTCGGTCACGCTGTGGCCCCACGAGACCGCGGAACGGCTCGGCGACCTTGCCTTCGACCTGGCCGCCGCCGCGTGAAGCACGCACTTCGGAAGAGGCCCGAGCAGCGTTGGCAGTGTCTCCGCTGCCGCGCGGCCTTCCTCGACAAAGCCACCGCCCAGCGCTCGGTGTTCCTGTGCCCCGGCGAGCCTCTGGTGCACGGGCTCCTCGGCCAGCGCGAGCACATTCGGTACCCCACCTGGTCGAAGGACCGAGGCTGCGCCGCCTGGAACTGCCCCGACCCTGCCCCGTGGCACACCTGGCACGGGCCGGACCCGTACTGCGACGAGATCACGTGCCGGATCTGCCTGCACGACTGCGACTGCGATGTGTGCGAGGGCCGCGTCCGGGCGCCCGGTCTCTTCCGGCTCGTCGACAGCCTCGAAGTATGAAAGGACCCACCATCATGAACATCCCACTGATCGGTTTCGCGGGCGCCGCAGGCTCCGGAAAGGACACCGCGGCCTGCTGCCTCGTCGAGCTCGGGTGGCGCCGCAAGGCGTTCGCCGACCCCGTGAGGGACATGCTGTACGCGGTCAACCCCGTCCTGATCGACCCGCTCAGCGAGGCGGGCACCACCACAGTCGCGACCGAGGTCGACCAGCACGGCTGGGAGTACGTGAAACGCGAATTCCCCGAAGCGCGGGGGTATCTTCAGCGGCTCGGCACCGAGGCCGGCCGTCAGGTGCTCGGTGCCGAGGTGTGGGTGGACGCCCTGTTCCGGGACTACGAAACGTGGACGGAACCCGTGGTCGTCACCGACGTCCGGTTCCCGAACGAGGCCGACGCCATCCGGGAGCGCGGGGGACTGGTGGTCGAGATCCGGCGCCCGAGCCAGGCGTTGATCGAAGGCTCCGACCACATCAGCGAGAACGCCCTCGCTCACTGGGACTTCGACGCGACGATCTTGAACACCAGCCTGGAAGGGCTCCGGGCGAGCACTACGGCTCTTCTCTTTCCCTGATTGCGATACTTGCGCAAGGCGGAGTGAATGCGTAATCTTGGCTTCGAGAGGAGGGGCGCGTGAGCACCACCATCAACAGCCCGGCCGAACTCGACGAGTTGCCGGACGGTTCGGAGTTCGAGGACGCCGAGGGCGACAGCGGCGTGAAGGCGAACGGGTTCGCCTACCTCGTCCCAGGATTCGCACAGCCGGTGAGGGCGGACTTCTTCGCCTATCCCGTCTCGGTGAAGGGCCTCGGCGCCGCGTGAGGATCACCCCCCGCAGGGAGGAGATCGACGCGGTGAAGGCACTTCTGGAGGACCCCGGCTTCGACAGCGCCGACCAGATGGCCAAGGCGCTGATCAAGGAAGTCGGGGACATCCTCCAGATGCGCGACTGGGTCGCCCTCGTTCACACCTGGAGCGACGGGAGCCGGGGGCTGAACTTCGCGCCGTTCGGCAACGAAGCCGAGGCCCGCGCCTTCGCCTCGAAGATGGCGTTCGGTGGGGCCGGCCACCTCGTGAAACTCAACTCGCCTGGCCTGATGCTCGCCAACCACGACGGCAAGAAGTGGAAGGGCTTCTGTCAGGACGAGCAGTGCGGCCACGCCCCGTTCACCCACTCCGCCGCAAGCGCCGCACGGGGCGCCTGCCAGATACCGACCTGCCCGTGCGACAAGTTCCGCAAGTAGATCAAGGAGTTCAGGCATGACCATCAGGGCCGTGGCGTTCAGCCGCTGCGAGTGCGGCAAGGAGCGCGGATACGACGACGAGCGGACCGCCGCCAAGGCGCTCGGCAGGGCGCAGGCTAAGCGCGACCGCGTGGGGGAGCGCAAGGGCAACCGCCGCGGGCTCTACCGCGAGAACCGCTTCTACGAGTGCGAGTACGGCATGTACCACCTGACCTCGCTCTCCCGCGCTGAGTACGCCGGGGCCGCCGCTTGAAGTACAGCGAGAAGGCTGCGGCGAACGGCTGGGGGTGGGTCCTCGGGGTGTCAGGCCAGGAATGCCGGGTGCAGTCCTCGGCCAGCCACACCCCGGCCGGGGACCCGAAGGAACTCCTGGACGAGATAGCCAAGCTCCTTGGTCTCTCCGATCCGGCACTGGTGCCGGCCCGCGTCCGCAGGCTCAAGGCGGATCAGGAGAAAGTGCAGTCGGCGGCCCTTGCGCAGGCGGCCGTGCATCCCCTCGTCGCCGCCATGCGGGGCGAGGAGCCTGCCCCTTGAGTCGGGGCGGCAGTAACCGGCTTCTGACGCCGGAAGAAGTGGCCGCATGGCTGAAGGTCAGCGAGATCACCGTCAAGAACAAATACCGGACGTGGGGATTGCGGCCCCAAAAGGTTGGCCGACTCCTCCGATTCCGTGAGCGCGACATCGTCGCGTACCTCGACGACAACTACGGGTAGCGGCTTTGCCATGCCCCAGTACGGAAGGGGGCCTATGGCTACCGTTTTTCAGAGATGCAAGACCGACAAGAATAGCCCGCTCTACCCCTGTGAAGGGGTTCGCTGTGGTCACGAGTGGACGGTCAGATACCGGGAACCGGGCGGGCGCACTGCCCGGCAGCGCGAAGAGTCTTTCACTAAGAAGACGGCGGCGGACAATTTCGCCAGCAAGGTCGAAAATGACAAGAGCGTAGGCACGTACATCGACCCCAATGCGGGAAAGATCACCGTCCGGGCCTACGTGGAGGACTGGCTCAGCCGTCGCGTGATCGGCGATTCGACGTTCTCGAACTACCGCGGGTTCATCGACAAACACCTGATACCCCGGCTCGGCCGTAAGACGATGGCCGGAGTCGCGAAGCGGGACGTCGAGCACTTCAGGGCGGCCATCAGCAAGGAACTCGCCGCCAGCACGGTGTACGACCGCATGAAGATGGTGAAACACATCTTCTGGTCCGCCAAGGAAGAGAAAATCATTCAGGAGGACCCGACCAAGGAGGTGAAGAACGCCCCCGGTAGCCGTGCGGTCGACGAGGAGGAGATTCCCACACTCTCCGAGGTCCATCTCCTTCACGAGCACATGTCCCCGCAGTACAAGCTCACCATCTGGCTCCAAGCCGGCGCCGGGCTGCGGGTCAGCGAGGCCCTCGCTTTCCACACCGGATGCCTCCGCGACGACGTCATCCGTGTGCGCTGGCAGATCAGCTCGAAGGCCCACCGTGAGGACTGTAAGACCCGCCTCGTGCCGCTCAAGCACCGCGAAGAGGGTGAGTACCGCGACGTGCCAGCCGCCCCGTTCGTCTGCGACGAGATCGACGCGCACACGGATCGGTGGGACCCGATCCCGCTCACCTTCCAGAATGCGGCAGGGAAGGCGCGGCAGGTCAAGGTGTACTTCGCACCCCGCGAGCGCGGCAAGGGCATCATGCCCACTGCCAACACCTACACCTACCACTTCAAGAAGGCGTGCAGGTTGGCTGGGCTCGTGGACACAGACGGTAAGCCGAAATACCACCCGCACTCGCTCCGCCACTTCTTCGCCTCGACCGCGCTGGCGGCCGGCATCCCGATCCACGAGGTCTCCCGCTGGCTCGGACACAAGTCGATCAAGACCACCGTCGACATCTACGGTCACCTCGTCCCCGAGGCGTGGGATCGCTGCCGTGCCATCATGCAGAAGGCCATGGTGCCGGTGCCCGTCGAGGTCCCGAGCGAGGCCCCGGAGGAGTCCTCCGAGTACATTCCGACGGCCTGA